AAATAAAAAAAAAAAAAAAAAAAAATAAATATATAGGTATAGGGGTATGGGAGGGGGAGTGAGTACATCCCACCGTGAGAGTACCATAGATTTTGAATAATCGCTTAATCGCAAGGGAATAGCAAGGATATGGTAAGGATATCGCAAGGATATCTATGTGGCTGTGTTGTATCGATGGGATATCTATTGAAGAATGAAATAGTTGTTGACTATTTGAGCAAACTAGTCTATAGTATAAGGACAATGGAAAAGGGTCTAGATGAAATGCCTACGGTTAGACCTAAACTAAAGCCACCAATGATAACAGCAGCAGATCAAGAGCGTAGGGAAATACAGCAGAGTAATATTGCTGATCCCGAGAAGAAGGCCAAGGTTACATTGCCTAAGGTGAAATGGAAACGGGCAGCACCAGCTGGGAGCGAGCAATGAGCAATTGGCCAAAGGCTAAGCCGCATATTCAGTTCAATCCGCTATATGGTAATTGGGTGGTGTTGTATCATAGGCGCGGATTGCCAAGGGCGGTAATGCAGACGTTTGAAGATGCGGCGAAATGGGCGAAGATAACGTATGAATATGAGCATAGGGAACAGCGCAGCGTGGGAAACACTCGTAAGATTGGGAGGGAGTGATGGGTAATGTGGCGACGATACATGCAGATCATTGTTTTGTGTTGAAGGTTGAGAGTGGCGATGTTATTGAATTTAATAAATATGCAGATGGGAGCGTGTTCATGCGGGTGCAAGATAGTTATGGATGGGGATTTGCCACTCTTACCAAGGATAATTTGGTTGAGTTGGGCGATATCATTGCCCAGATTATATCCGAACTCGGAGGATAAGCCCAATGGACATCGAGCAATACAAGACATACGAGCATCAAATACATGAACGGGTCCAGCGCCAGCTTAAGAATATCCATGACATCAACCCTATCGAGGCGTTGACGTTAGCTATGTCCTATGCCCGAACATTCAATTGCATGATCGCGATAGCCTCAGACTCGGAAGCCGAATATCGTACCAAACTCATCGAATGGCATGCGCTATGCTTACGCGAGGGACTATCCGCCCGCAACGCACACGCCAAGCAAGCCCCGTGCCACACCATGCCTTAATTCCGCCACAATCTGGGTCCAGACTGGAAAGCGTCGGGCAAGTTCAGCCCATATAGATCGGAGCCTATCATGTGCAAACGATCCCAACCCATGAACATGAAACAGCTTGAGCAGTTGCTGGTAAATGTTAAAGCTTGGATGGGTGAAGGCTTTACGTTTGACGAGAAGCATAATATAGATCGCGCTATCAAATACGTCCAAGCCCGTCAACGCTCTGCCCATCGCCGTTCCGCCCATTTCAAATTCCTCGCCGATGAACGTAGGGAGATGTTGAGATGAACAAGCCCCGACGAGTCTACAGCGATGGTAAATACGATCCTTTCTGGGCGAACAAGATCAAAGAATACAACGCTGTTGTGCTTAAGAATGGTGAAAACCCTAGCGACTACCCTGATAGAGCCGTAGCGTTCGAAACTCGAAACTTCGGCTGGATCATGTCCGCTCCACAAGGGCTAAGGCGTATCTTGCTTCAATACTAACGCCATAAAGCGGGTGTCATCTCCAACAACGAGATGACACCCCGATTGTTGCGGTGAATAGCGACGGGGGATTAGGGTGAAACACAGGCATCCTCGTCCAACCTCCCACCCGATCGCTATTCTCCAGAGCAATCACTTGCTCTATCCGATTAGGCCAGAGACCCACAGCAAGGTAGGACCAAAAAGGTTGGGTGAACATGGTTTCTACAACCATACCAAAGACCCGACCACGGAGTAATCCTGTGACCCCAAGTGTTGGTAGTGCTTAATAACCCCGAGCCCGAGCAATAGGGCTGGGCTCAAACAAGAGGATGGTAAACTCGATGACCACCCTATCGATCCCGATTAGCAAAGCGGGCAAAGGCGTGACGTTCGACATCGAAAGCGAAGATGTAGAGGCGATGTTGGATTCAAACCCCGGGCTTATGCAAGCTATGGTGTTTGAATACTTCAAAACCATGCTCAACGCCAAGATGTCTAAGCTTCCCGCCCCGACCAAGCTGTCGGGAGAAGAAGCCGAAACGGCAAAGACGGAGGCCCTAGCAAAAGCCGCCGAGAACTATGCCGAAATCAAGTCCGGCAAGGTTGCGAAACGCACAACCTCCAAGTCCGCGTCGAAGGAACCCAAGGAAGTTCTCACCGAGGCCCTTCGTCAGTGCAAGGAAGTTGTTCGTGATCGCCTCAAGGCCGCGAAGAAGCGTATCTCCACGGTCCCTGCAAAACTCATTACCGAGGCAGCCAAGAAATTGCTTGCTGAACGTGAGGAGTTTTACATCGCCAAGGCCAAGGCAGCTATCGACGCTCGCCTTGCTGAGGATACTGCCGAGGTAGATGTTCTGTCTATCGCTCAGGAAGATCCGAAGAAGGTTGCAGAACTGGAAGCGGAGAAGGCTAAGCGAAAGGCGGAGACGCTGTCTAAGACCCAAGCTGGGCTTCCACTCAAGCGTGCTGGTAAGGGCAAAGGCCCGGTTCCGGTTCGTAAGGGCGATACCCCGGCGCATACGGCTCACTAAGGAGTGAGGTAGACGGTCGGTCTGGCGGACCTATCATTGACAGCAGAGTGAGGCGGACACTAAACCGTCGGATGTAGCCACTTGGTAGCAATGAGGAACAGTGCGAAGAAGCGGGGTAGCTACTCAACCCCCGCCGATCCACCCCACATCCTCAGGATACCAACAGTTGTAGGGTCTGTGTAAACCCTAGAATATAGCGGCGAGCAATGAGAGACGGTTACAAAAGTTGGTATGGCCAAAAGCTTAACCCACACCAATCTCAGGATCGCCGCTTCCCCCTTCCCAAGATGGGTGCGAGACAATGTCCGGTGACATTAAAGCCACCCATAACCACAAGGATCACAAGCCCAAATGACAAACACCGAAATCGGCCGTAGTCTGGCCAGTTCATTCGTCGAGATGGCAGCCGCCCTCGACAAACTCCCGCAGGTTGAAGCCGACCTTACCGATGCCAAGGCTGAGATTGACAAACTCAATGCCCGCATCGCCTTCCTCTCCTCCCGCAACACCGAACTTGGCGATCAGGTCGTAAAGCTGGAGGCTGACCTAGCCCACGCCACCAAAAGTGAGCAGGGCCATAAGGTCAACACTGAACTACTGCTTGAACAGGCTCGCCACGTTATGGACCGCCTTGGTGGGGTGATTGAGTTGGTTGACCCCAAGCCGGTTGCTGCTCCGCCGCCGGAGGTTGTTCTCCCAAACCCTTTACACGTCGGGGAGACCTCTGGCCAATCGGGCCAGATGACTGGAGAGGCTACCTCACCCGCCGCTGACATTCCCGCTTGGGAAAGGCCGATTGTCCAAGTCCCTTTCGCCGATCCGACATCGCGATCTGGACCAGAGCCGAGATATTCGGACCAGAGTGGTGGTCAGAGTGAGGCCAGCCCTACCAATGCAAGTGTTGCCGATGGTACTACATCCACAGCCCCGGATGTCGGCAATACAAGCGTTCCCTCGCCTACGCCAAGTGGGGATTCACAGTCTGATCGCCCCATGTCCCGGCCTTACTGGCTCAAGCCCTCCAACATGTCATGGAAAGATTGGCAATCCAACAACGGCGATGTCCCCTATTGGGTCACAGCCGAGATGATGGATTTGGTCTAAACTCCAACCCCAGGGATTGGAAAGGGGCTAATAACCCCTTCCAACTATCCCCCATGTACATGTTCATTCTATGGATGTGTCTCACAACGTCGCCAGAATGTGAGGTGTGGCAAAGCGTTCAGCATATCGTCTATATCTACCCCACTCACTCCATCGCGGAATGTGAAGCCAACTGGAAAGAGTCGCTAACAGTACCAGACGGTGAAGGCAAAAAGTCCCGTCATATCTGCAAGCCAATCGAGGAGGCACTGTGATGAAATACCGCAAAATCGGAGGGCTTCACTGGCTCTCAATCGGACGACTCCGTATCTCATGGTGCGTTGTTAAGCCGATCTATCCCAAGTACATCCCGCTCCCCAAGGCAACGCCCATCCCCATCGCTATTGATGATCACTACTTCGAGGAACGTCTCCGCCGAAATGACATTAACACATCGATAGCTTTCCGCAAGGCTATGAACGACGCCGGTCGAGGGAGATTGCTCCGTTGACCAGACATCTCCTAATTTGGGAAGAAGTCCCTGATGATACCAAAGCCTTCATCCTAATAGAGGGAGTTGACGATACCATCATCGATCTAGCCCAGCAAAGCATGGGCTATTACATCAACGCAGAAGATAACGACGCAATCCACAAACTAAACGACGAACTTACCAATCGTGACCCCGACTATCACCATTGTAGCCATGAAGTCATCAAAGACGGCCCCTTCATCGCCGTCTATATCTGTGGGTTTGTACTATGACCAAATCCCCCACTGACTCCTTAGCCCCTTCGGGGGCTCCTTCTTCCGCCCTCAGAGTCTGGGCGAATGGGCGAGATATCTACATCGAAATCCCCGGGAAGAAAGGCCCCTACATCGAAACCGTAAACTACGATCATCGTGGTATAGCCCATCTGTTCACTATCTTGGGCCTCCACCGCATAGATGGCGACTACCTCGCCCCTGTCCCATCCGGCTACGGCACCTCCAACTTCATGAAAGGCGACTCCATCGACCGTGCAATGGCTGACAAAATCCTAACCCAAATGGGGCTTATCAAATGATCGGGCGCCGCAAGGCGGGTACGAGACAACACAACTGTATGGTGTCTCCATGACCCTCGATGACTTGTTCGCCGAGTTCGTGGATCGGGGATATTACCTCCACTATCTCCGGGGGTACGAACTAACCATATGGGAGGCGTGCCTCGTCAAACCCCTAGAACAAAAGGTGAACGGCTGCGTCAACGCCGTGGGCTACGGGCAATCCCGCATCGGTCCGGCCGAGGCCCTAGCCTATGCCATCGAGGCCATTGAAAAAGACCCGCATCTCGAAACCCACGAATACAAACCTGCCGAAAACAACATCGATCTCCCGTCCGCCCACGATGACATCATGTCCGTCATCTTCCAATCCGATCAACCTGCGTTGTTCAAGCGAAGGGCAATTTCATGACCAAACCCAAACACTGGAACCAAATGCTCAGCGCTTGGGCACAAGTCCAAGAGTCCAATGTCCATCTCGAAGTAAAGGTGGAGCGGCTTTCAACCCTTGTATCCCTCCAGTTCAATGCTTTATCCCGCATCATTGCCAAGCTTGACCCAACCTATGGCAAAACCCTTGACGAAATCTCCAACCGAAAGCCCGAAGATATAATCCTTGAACAAAACATAATCAACAATCTCATAGGTGATTTCGAAGCCCAACAGCACCGCTATCTAACCAAAGAAGAACGCGACTACCTCTCAAGGACTCGATCATGAAAAAATACGAACGTGTCGCAGGTATCGTCACCCGTGGCGAAACCTACATGAAACTCCGCGAACACCTGATCGAATGCGAAGAACTCTGCGCGGTCATGGGCCACCTGCACCAAACCGAGGACACCCACCGCGATGAACTAATGGCCACCGGCTGGCGGGGGATGTCCCAAATGATGGCGCTGGTCCGGTCCAAGATCGAGAAAATGATGGTGGGCAAGTTGCAATGATAACCAAAATCGAAGGGCTATGTCAATGGGAGAACTGTGGTGAACCAGCAGCCGCAATCGCCATTGGGCAATCTTGGATGGGCAAGGCCGCACATCCCCCTCGGCCTATACTGCCAACTCCACGCCGACAAGGTTGAAGATGAAGGACACCCAGAGTACGTTGTGAACTGCCCCAACTGTGGATGCCAGTTCGGCGTGAACTAATCCGCACCCTCAACTTGACAAATCCAAAAAATCCCGTATCATCTAAGGACAATCGCAGGATGCCAGCAACATGACGCTAAAAGAAGCTAGGGAAGTTGCTCGACTGATAGGTTTCGCCGATGGTGGTTGCAGCAACTGCGTTAGCGATTTAATCGCCCATGCTAACAGGAAATTCCCCAAATTCATCTGGTCCAAAGGTGAGGATGACTGGAAGCACCATCGAGAAGTCTATCTCAACGAATACCAGATTGAAACCGACGACCACTACGTCCCCGTTATCGTGGAGCTAAGAAAATGAGCCTACCTCAACGCCTAGACGCCTACCACGACTGCATCGATGTGTTCGACCGTGCCATCGACAAACCAACCCGCGTTGAGTTCGAGTCTTACGCCGAGGCCAACACCTTCCAACTCCGCATGTGCAACGCCCGGGCCCTCCATCGCGAGGAAACGGAACGCCTCTACAAACCCGACGATCCCCGTCACGGGCGATCGCCCTATGACCCCCTCGTCGTTCGCAAGCCTCGCGAGGATTCAGTCGGGCATTGGTGGGTGTACATCGAACGGCATGGTTCCAACATTCTCTCAATCGAGGACGCAGCATGATCGCTCAAGCAACCCTCGCCGCGCTGCTCGATCGCGCCACCACCGAAACCATCGGCCTCTTCGTCGAAACCAACAACGTCAATGCCCTCACCCAGCAAATCACCAACCAATTCCCAGGTTGCCGCGAAACCCTCGGCATCATGATCTGCAAACCTGCGCTCCCCAACACCATCTTCATCATGAAACGCAGCGTGGAGTTATCGTTTTGACCGAACGTCTCACATACATGAACATAACCAACTCCCTTTGGGTTAAGGACATCGAGGAGGGCAAGCTACTTCGCCCAGCAGATGACACCGACAAAAAGAACCTCGATATGGAAACCAAGGAGGAATTCGAGCAATCAGCGCACAATTTAACACAACGAATTTTCCTAAACTACCTGCCCAAGTCATGACCAGCGACATCGTGCAGAAGGCCTTACGCAGCTTGCCCAATCCAACCTTCCACCGCACCAACCTTAACCTCTATGCCGAGGACGTGGTCTACATGCAACAACTCTTCGGCCGTGGCTGGACCGAGCAAGCGCGCGATATCATCCACCAAGAACTAAAGTCTATCAAAGAACGTAGCGATCTATATTGGGGCGACAACGAAATGGAACGGGGAGAATACATGGATATGAACGATGGCAAATGAAATCGACACGCTCATGCTCCGCATTGACGAAATCAACCACAAAGACCCACCACTAGACCACGACGACATCACCGCCCTAATCGCCAACGCTCGGCGCATGCGACAGCTCAAGTCCCAAGGCCAAAAGCCCAGCCGTGCCACCAGCACGCTCGCCGATATCCTCGACATTGTCCGCGTTGCCCCCGAGGAACCATCCTCCACCCCAACCTTCAAACGTAGGAAGCTCTAATGGTCCTTGACGGATTTGCAGCCGCAGTAAAAGACTACTCAATAGGAATTCCTCTCATGACCGAACACCAATACCTAGTCGCCATAGAAGCTATGAACGCCCACCTCCCTTGGTACGCCCAGCAAAAAGACACCCCCGAAGTCCGGGCCATGATCCTCTCCGTCTACACGGCAGTCCTAGCCGCCAAGTGAGCCGCCCATGAAAACCTCCCTCTTCGCCATCCTCGCCCTACTCCCAACCACCGCCATTGCCCAATCCATCCCAGCGGTTTACCCCGGCTGCACCGCTCCCCCCTCCACCTTCGCCCACACATGGTACTTCGATCCCGTCAACGGCAAAACCGCCGCGCAATGGACCGCGGCAGGCATCCCCCTATCCTCCCAAGGCACCGCCATCACCCCATGGCACGACATCCAAGCCATATTCTCCCAACCCAACACCTCCATCACCCCCGGCTATCCCTTCCCCCTCCTTTCCACCGCCCCATACACCCACGCCATCACCTTCCCCCAAATCCCACCCGTCAACCCCGTTCCATGGGCCTATGCCGATCTCCCCGGCCCAACTGGCCCTAGCCCCAACAACCCAACGTTAATCTCAATCAACCCCAACTCTCCAATCTCCCCCGGCGATGCCATCATCCTCATGTCCGGCAACTACGGCAGCCTTAACATCGCGGCTCCCGGCACCGTCATCAACAACCCATCCTTCCTCACCTTCATGGCTGGCCCTAACCAAACCCCAGTCATCAACTCTCTCCAAATCGCCGATACCAACAACCTCCGCTTCTCCGGGATCAAGTTCCAAAACATCGTCTCCAGCTACATGTCCGGCCTTGCCATCGGCATCGGTGACGCTGGCGGCGGCGAGGGCTATTACTACACCGGCCCACTACAAACCCATGACATCATCTTCGACAACAACGACATCTCCAACGCCGATCGCTCCACCGCCGCTACATGGGCCCAGATCGATTGGTACAACCAAACCAGCCAGCTAATGTCCGTCCAAGGCAGCGCCCAAGCCGCCAACACCTTTTGCATCTCCATCACCAACAACCATTTCCACGACGGGCATTTCCTCCTCGCGAACGTCGCCCAGAAATCCCTCATCGCCAACAACGAGTTCGATCACTTCGCCGATGACGCCATCAATCCCGGTGGTAGCAACGTCACCATCACCCACAACTTTATCCACGACGCGGTTGACCTAAGCCAACCTGCCCCTAACTGCCCAGCGTCAGGCCCATGCACGCCGGGGACTGGTCCCGTCCTCGTCTACGCCCACGTAGACGACATCCAATGGTACAGCGTCCCCCATCCAGGCATTACTTGGCTGCAATACAACAACGGCATCGTTGACTCCAACACCGTCATTGACATGTACGACCCCACCAACAAATTCCCCACACCCAGCAACGGCTTCAACGATTACTCCGGCGACAACAACCTCCAATTTCTCAACATGCAATACACCAACAACGTCCTCGTAACCGGCGGACTCATCGGCATCCTAGCCGACTCCGCCGACACAACCTCCATCATCGCCGGTAACACCGTCATCTCCGACGGAACCAACATCGCCCGTGCCGCCAATCCCCCCGGCATCTCCACAGGCTACGGATTCCGCATTTGCAACAACATCGCCCCAACCATTTCATGGAACGGCCAACACGGCACGACCGCCGACCACAATCTATCGTTGGGACAGCTCGTCTACTGGCTCCAAAACCCCGACGGCACCTATGCCGCCAACGGCTCCTTCTTCAACGGCGGCAACGGTTTCTATGGCCCTACCGGTTTCTCCCCCACCGACGATGCGAACCATACCAACGAAATCATCCTAACCCCTGGCACCGCGCAGTCATCGCTGTTCCAGTCCCTTGTTTTTGGTCCCAACGGCGTAATCATCCCGAACACCATCCCCAACCTCACCCTCAAGCCCGGACCAGCATCCATAGTTGGTACAACTTCAAGTTGTTCAACTCCCCTCAACGTCACCGGCAACGCCCGTTCGATCCCACCGGGAGCGTATTGATGCCCCTTCCAGACAACGAGCCGAGCGTTGAGGAAATCGTGGCGCAGATGGAGTCCATCATCGAGATGGAACCCGTCACTCTTAGGCCATCGTATGCCCGCCTGCTCATCGCCTCATGGCGCGAGCGGGGAGAGGCGCTGGAAAGGATCGTCAACCGCGTACCGTGGCAAGGGCGAAAGGACTTTGGCCCCGGTGATGAAGGCTTGGCGGACTATTGGGCGTGGGTAGCGCACGAACAGCTAGAAACAGCCCGCGCCGCCCTCAAGGACAAGCCATAACCTACAAGGAACAGCCCATTGCCCGAAGCCCAATCACCATTCCTCCCGGGGACCAAACTACAATTCGCCTGGGATTCAACCTCACTCAACTATCTCAAGACATGTCCCCGCCTCTACCAATACACCATCCTTGAAGGCTGGGCGGGGACACTCGAGTCCATCGACCTACGCTTTGGTCAGGAGTATCACAGTGCCCTACAAGACTACGAAGTGGGCCGCGCAGCGGGGTGCGATCACGAGACTGCTCTACACAACGCAATGTCTGCTCTGCATGCTAGGACTGGCGATTACAACCCTGATGCAGGCTCCCATGCTGGCAAATACAAGTCTCGTGGTAATCTTTATTCTCTTGTTGTTGATTACCTGGACAAATATGGGGACGATGACCCGGCGGTGACGTATATCAAGGCTGATGGAAACGCCGCGGTGGAGCTTAGCTTTAAATTTGGTCTAGACTACGGGCCCAACGCCGCGGGTAGCGGAACTATATCATACGGCGACGGCGGTACACTAATTGAACACTCCCAACCCTACCTCCTCTGCGGCCATCTCGATCGGGTGGTCACCCTCAACAACGCCCTCCTCGTCATGGACTACAAAACCACCACCAAAACTCTCGGAGATCGCTACTTTGACCAATGGGAACCCAATAACCAAATGTCACTCTACACTCTTGCAGGTCGCATCATACTTGGAGCGCCCATCCGAGGAGTCGTTATCAGCGCTGCGCAGCTTCTTCTTGAAGAACCACATCGCTTCGTTAGAGGTTTCACGTACCGGACTCAAGATCAGTTGGATGAATGGCTATCCGACCTCAGTGTTCTCCTACGCATCAACGAAGCCTACGTCGCCGCCAACTACTGGCCCATGAATGATACCGCCTGTGACAAATTCGGCGGTTGCAAATTCCGCACCATCTGCTCCAAATCCCCAGACGCAAGAGAAAGGTTTCTCAAATCCGACTTCACCCAACTCCCCGAATCAGAACGCTGGAATCCACTCAAAGCGAGGTAAACGCTCATGAACACATTTGGCGGCAAATCATGGACACCCGAAGAGGACCTGCTCCTAATCCAATCCGCTGACAAAGGCCTTTCCGCAAGGGAAATTGCCGACTCCCTCCACCGCACCCGCAACTCTGTCATTGGCCGCAGCTATAGGATAGGCGCATGGTTACAAAAGGGCAAGACCGGCAACCAAATCTACGGTACATCATCGAAACGTCGATCGCCGACGCCACGCCTGACAGCTTCCTCCCCCTCGGACTCAACGAGCGCTTCCACGTCGGCAACACCTTTCAAAAAGCTGACAGGATTAGGATTACGATTGAGAGGGTGGTAGGCGATGAAGATAACCAAGTCTCGTCTACTACAGATCACAGCTGATGCCGTCGCTGACAGAGGGCTTAACTATGGCCTCCCCGAAGATAATTTCAACAACATCGCCCGGCTCTGGAACGCTTATCAAACCAACAAATTCGGCGCAAAGCCAGACCTTCTCCGCGCTGATGACATCGCCAATATGATGATCCTTATGAAGGTTGCCCGTCTCAGCAATCAGTCTAACCATCTCGACTCATGGACCGATGTCGCAGGCTATGCTGCCTGTGGCGCCAATATTTGTTGTGAGGAACCAAACCCACGATGACCAGTCTGGCCGACCACCACTCCACATCCATCGTCAAACTGCTACTGCTCGGAGACGCCAAAGTTGGAAAAACCGCTTCTCTGGTTAGTCTTGTTAACGCTGGGTATAAGCTACGTATCCTTGATTTCGACAATCTACTTGACTACTTCTACCAACTGGTCAAGGAGCGTTGCCCTGATAAGCTTGCTAATGTCGATTATCGCACTCTCCGCGATCCTATCCGTGCAGGATCAGCCGGCGCTGTGATCGCAGGCAAACCCGCCGCATGGATAAACGCCATCAAAATGCTCGACAGTTGGAAATACGATGACATCGACCTTGGTGTTCCTGCTAGTTGGGATAGTGATACTATACTGGTTATCGACTCGTTGAGCAGGCTATGCGATGCGGCGTATGATTTCCATGAAAGTGCCATCCCCAAGTCCGCGCAGACAGGTGGGTACGACGGCCGGGCAGTCTACGGCAATGCCCAGGATGACGTGGAAAAGGTCCTCGGTATGCTCACCGCCCGATCCTTCAACACCAACGTCATCGTGATCTGCCACGGGCTCTACATGGACATGCCCGATGGCTCCAAGCGCATCTTCCCTCAAGGTGTCGGGCAAAAGCTTAGCCCCAAAATCCCGCAATATTTCCCAAACTATGTGCGGTATAAGATGGACGGGCAAGGCAAGCGTACGATCCAACTAGAGTCGGACAATATGATTGCGTTGGCCTCCGCCCGCAAACTCCCTGCCACCCTCCCCAGCGACACCGGTCTTGCCGACTTCTTCGCAGCGTTCCGAGAACCACCTGCGAAGCGCTCCACGGTTCTCCCACTCCAACGGAAGGCAACCTAATGGCAGAACGCCACTTCAACCCTGCGGCGATGCAGAATAACCGACAAGCCGACGGCGTCATCACCCTAGACCAAATGATCCAATTCCACGCCTATTTCGACAGTGTAAAGGAGCCATCGCCAATCGTCACCGCGATCAAAACCCAAATCGAAACCCGACTCCGAACCATCTTCGATTCCTTCAACGCAACCCCAGGAGTGTCACACTAATGAACGCTGTCACAACAAACTTCGCCTCCATCCTCGACGCAACGCCCGATCATGTTGAACTTCCCAAGCAATTGCCCGAGGGATCATATCGCGGCACCGTCGGGGCGGTTACCTACGACAAGTCCAAGCAGAAAGGCACACCCTTCGCCCGTTGGCCGATTTCCAACATAACCGCCATCGAACCGCCCAAGTCGATGACGGAGGACGAGTTTCTTGAGGCGATCGAGGCGGCTGGAGGATCGGAGGACAAAACCCTCGACCACACCATCTATATCACCGACAAGAACGCGTTCCGCTTCGAACAGTTCCATTCCCATTGTGGGTTGGACCTCAAACAGGCGGCATCCCGTCGTCAGCGAAACGATCTCGTCATGAACTACGAAGTCGGCATCATCGTCGAATACCAGTACCCCGATAACGCTGATCGGGATGATCCGGAAACGCCGAAGTTTGCGCGAATTGCCCGAACCTTTGCGTTGACGGACTAACCAACCTCGGGGAGGGAGGCTTCGGCTTCTCTCCCCATTTTATTTGGAAGCCTAATGTCCATTCTCCTAATCGGCGAAGCTTGGGGACAGGAAGAACTCCGCCTTGGCATCCCCTTCGTCGGGCCGTCAGGTGGGTTTTTGCTCCGCCTCCTCAGTGACGCGGGCATCATCGAGTTCGACGCCACCGACAAAATGCTGATGAACCAATACTATAAAACCCGAAACCCGCGCTACAACGCCAAAATCTGGGAGCGCCACAGTGATCTCCACCGAACAAATGTCTTCAACCTCCACCCAGACGGTAATGACTTGGCCACCCTATGCGGACCCAAGTTCTTGGGCTTGGACGATTACCCTGCCTTGGTCAAATCGAAGTATGTTAGTAGACAATACGCCACCGAGTTGGACCGACTTGCCAATGAACTTCTCACTATCAACCCTAATATTGTCATTTGTCTTGGCAATACTCCTTTCTGGGCTTTATCTGGACGGACTGGCATTAAGAAATTCCGAGGCTCTACCTTTCTATCTACGCACTGTGCGGCTGATTTTAAGTGCATTGCCACCTATCATCCTTCTTATTTGTTCAAACAGCCTAAAGATCGGTCAATAGTAATTGCCGATCTAATCAAAGCCCTGCGTGAGTCCACCACCCCAACCATACGGAGGCCTGAGCGTGAGATATGGATTGAGCCTACTATTTCCGACATCGAAACATTCATTAGCAGTGTTATCCGAAGGGAAGGAGTTCGACCGCTGTCTGTCGACATTGAAACGAGCGGGGAGCGAATTACTTGCCTTGGCATGGGATACTCCGGGGTTGCGATCGTTATACCCTTTGATGACCCGCGAGGAAAAAGCCGAAGTTATTGGGCAACTGCAGAGTTTGAATACGACGCTTGGAAACTTATTGTGGGAGTTCTCGAAGATCAATCAATCCCGAAGCTATTCCAAAACGGACTCTACGATATAGCGTTCCTCTACCGCTCCATGGGCATCCGGGTCATGGGCGCGAGTGAGGATACCATGCTCGCCCACCACGCCCTGCAGCCGGAGATGATTAAGGATCTGGGATTCTTGGGCTCGGTCTATACCGACGAAGGCGCATGGAAGCATCTTGGGAAGAAGGCAAAAACCATCAAAGGTGATAATTGAGAATCATCCGCACCCACCTCATGGACCCAGACGATCTCACCGAATGGGATCGGGAGATGATATACAACGGCTTGGACGTTTGCCAAACTTCCTCCATCTGGTCCGCCATCGAACCCCAACTCGACAACCAAACGAGGGCGACGTATGAGTTTTCAAAGGCATTACAAGGTCCTGTGTTGGATATGCGGCTCCGAGGTTGCCTCGTTGACATGGGACGACGCGATGAAGTTATCGACGAGTTTGCCGATCTTCTCGATAGACTCGAAAGAGACCTTGATGATATCGTGCTCAAAGGCGTGGGAATGTCGAGTTTTAACTGGCGATCCAACCAAGACCTCCAGCGCCTATTCTACGACGAACTCCAACTCCCCGAAATCCTAAAGCAAGGCCGACCGACGACAGACCGGGCTGCCCGGGAACAGCTTGAGAACTACCCCGCTGCCACGCAGATCGTGCGGCATATCAACTTGATGACAGAGCTAGGAGATAAGATCAGTGTTCTCAGGACGGAAATCGATCCAGATGGTCGAATTAGAACGAGCTATAACATCGCTGGCACGGGCACAGGACGCTTTAGTTCTAGCCTATCCGAGTTTGGAACCGGAGGAAATCTCCAGAACGTGGAAGAATCTCTGCGCAGCATATTTATCGCTGATAGAGGCCAGAAGTTCGCTAAATTCGACGCCAAATCCGGCGAATCCTTCTGCGTCGGCGCAATCGAATGGAACCTCTTCGCCGACGACCGATACCTTGCCGCGTGTGAATCTGGAGACCCTCACACAGCAGTTGCTAGATTATGTTGGCCAAGCTTACCCTGGAGTGGCAACTTGGAAACTGACCGGCACGTTGCAGAGCAACCCTTCTATCGCCACCACTCTTACCGTTTCACATGCAAAAAACTCGGGCATGGAAGTAACTATGGCGGTATGCCGCCAACCCTAGCCGCGCAGACAAGATTAGATTTGGAAATTGTCCAAGCCTTCCAGCCCAAATACTTCAAAGCCTTTCCCGCCCACCTACTCTGGCACGACTGGACCCGCGAACAACTGCGAACCACCGGCACCCTCACCACCCTCACCGGCCGACGTCGCCATTTCCATGGCCGCCGCACCGACCCCAAAACCTTTCGCCAAGCCATCGCCTACGATCCCCAAGGCTCCCTCGCCGACATCGTCAACACCGCAATGCTCAACATCTGGCTCCAAAACCTAGCTATAGTCATGTTCCAAGACCACGACGCAATCACCTTCATGTACCCCGAAGAAACCGAGGATAGGATTGTGCCCATCCTCGCTGCGAATTTGGTGGTGCCGATCGAGTTGAACAACGGTCGCACCCTCCGCATCCCCTACGATTGTGAAACCGGTTGGAACAAAGGGAAATACTGCTGTGGCAAGCCAGGATCAGGGCTCGGGTGCAAGAAAGACTGTCGGGGCACACACCCGAATCCCGACGGACTCAGAGAATATACTGGACACGACACGCGGAGTCGTCGCCCGAAAGTGCATATCTTGGATAGGGTCATTTGTAAGTGAAACCGAAAATCTCGGCGCACCCAAAATCTGGCGGCAATGGGTGGCGATTTCTGCAATAGCCGCGGTGTTGGAGCAACGGGTATGGATACAAACCTCAAGCGCACTCTATCCCAACCTGTATATGATGATCATTGGCGAGCCTGGCACTGGCAAAACGAGGACCTTGAGAGTCGCAAAGCGCTTGGGTATGGCAGTTCCGGAATTCGCTATCGCACCAACTTCCATGACGTTCCCGGCATTGGTCGACGTGATGGATTTGGCAAAGCGCACAATCGCAATACCTGGTAGTGATGAGGTACAGGAGTACAATTCAATTTATATCTGCGCGGAGGAGCTCGGGGCGTTCATCCATAAATGGGATGAGGAAATGATCAAGGGGCTTAGCGCCTTCTATGACGTCGACCCCTACGCCCAGAACCGGCGAACGAACGACATTAAGATAAAGATCGATCGCCCACAGGTATCCATGCTCTGCGCCTGTGCGCCGCAGGATTTGCTCAAGCTACTCCCCGATGTAGCGTGGGGGCAGGGGTTTACGTCCCGCACCATCATGGTCTATTCCGGCGAACGTATTATCATCGACGACTTCGCCAAACGCCCAGCGCCTAAGCTCGGCGATCTCTCGCACGACCTAAACATCATCCACAATCTCGCCGGAGAGTTTCATGTCACTGAAGAATACGCACGTTGTGTTAACACTTGGGTTAGCCAAGGCGAGCCACCCATACCTAAACACCCGAAGCTTCTCCATTACATATCACGGAGGAAGGTTAATATATACAAATTATCAATGGTCTCGGCGGTGGACCGCTCCAATTCCCTTGTCCTCACAGCTGCTGACTTTATACGTGCACTTGGATGGTTATCGGAAGCCGAAGCCTACATGCCCGACATCTTCAAAGCCGGGACTGTGAGTGTGGATTCACAGGCGATGAATGAAATCGTCCACTTCATCAGGGTAACTGATCGCGGCAAGGGCGTGGCGGAACACAAGATTACTAACTTTGCCCGGGAATACATCCCCATCCACACCCTGATGAAGGTATTTGATGTAATGGAATCGGCTGGGTTAATTCAAAACCGCGGAATCGACAGCAAAACCGGGTATCGGATGTTCTCCGCCGGACCTACCGAGCAGGACGGTCAAACCCTTCAATAGTATTTTTCAATTTCCTAATCTGCTCGGCTTGGCTTTGGATTTCCAGCATCATCTCACTCCGCTGGCTATTTACAATCAAATGTATTTCATTAATCTTCTTCGCCGCATTGCGAGAAACAGCCCACGCAATCAAAGCGCTGATCACCGTAGCAATCACCGGGAGGATACTGGTAATCAGCGCTATCTCCACCGGCTCGCTCATTTTCTCCCGCCATGTAACAGCGATCGGAGGAAGTTGCTAAATGGACTTCCGGCTGCTCTACGCCGATGGACGGGCCGATGTACCGTCACTTGCTTAGGCACAGCCACCACCTGCGGCACTACCTTCTTCTCTACCACCGGCGCAATCGCCGCCTTGTGTTCAGGGTATCCCCCAACACATTCATAATTCCCCTGTTCCCTCTCACACCCTAAAAACGTCCCGCGTTTGCATCTCACAATAACAATCGATTGGCCCTTCTCGCATACATCCGCTTCATCCGTCAAGGCCTGACGGTTAATCTCAATCGGCTCAGCCTGTGCAGGCATAGCCTGAGCTAATAATATCGACGTCATAAGGGCTTTAATAGGCATGGCTCACCTCATCTCTTCAACCCATCCAACGGTCGCAATAGCGATTCCAAATTATCCAGTCGTGTTTGTTCATGGTACAAGTCCTGCTGCCACGCAGTCTCACGTTTCTCAAGCGCCTCCAATTCCGCCCTTAGCCTCGCCACCTCCGCGGTGTTCAGGTTCTTCGCCTCGTCCACCGCGTTTACATGCACCTCAACCCCATTCACCCGATTCACTATCCCCGATACCCTCTCAGACATCCCCGCTAGATCGGTAGTATTGTGCTGTGTATCTGCCCATATCGTACTCACCACCAGCCCTATCGCAAAGTTTGCGATACAAAACACGACTGTGATTAGCCAGTTTAGCTGTAAGGAACGGCCATTGTGTCCGTTCCCATTCCCATAACTCTCTGCCATTTCATGCTCGTGCTTTCTTTATCCGCAGGGTTAGCGTACGATTTTTGATTTTTGAGTTCCGGTGACAAGGCCCTTTTCAATATCGCCGATTGAGTGTGGGATTTGGTAGCCGTTGAACATGTCGATACCGTATTGTGCAGCTTTGCCAACGTGTCGTGGGCAAAGGCCTTTGAGATCGCCGATGGTTGCACAGCCATCCGCCACGAACTTGCCGATATGGGCTTTGCCCAATGGGTCATTCTTCTTCGCATCACGGAGCAGGTTGGACATATCATGCATCGGGGTGGAGATTAGACCAGCATCTTCCTTCCCCGTGGCGACGTCGTAGACTAAGTCCCGCACGCCGATTACGGTTTGTGCAGCGGTGCCAAACAACCAGCCAAGGGTTTTCTCCCCAAGCGATCGATGGTCCGAGAAGAACTGCTGGCTCGCAACCTCCTCCACAATCCCTGTCCAGATCACATAGGTGGCGAGGGAGGATAGGATGGTGGGGAGCTTCTTGCTGGCTTCATTAATATGCCCCGACATGCTGAGTTTGTAGGCATCGTTCAAGTCATGAAACATCTCAATTCGCCGCTGCATGTTGGTACCCATGAAGCCATATAGCGACGTCATCCACGGGCCTAGGATGTCTTGGCTTGTGGCGATTGCAGGAAGGTTGGTGATGGCGGTTGATCCATGCGCCCGACGTACAGCCAAATCACCCTCACGTACCGCGGTACCATGCTCGGCCGAACGGGCGAATTCTTTGCGATACGTCGCAAGCCATAGCGGCACGGCGGATTGTAGGTCGGACCAAGCAACCACCGACGCCCCGACCTGTGATACCTTATCCCTCCATCGGCGTTCGCCTGCGTTCAATCCCATCGCCCCACCGATGGTGTCTTGGTAGTTGCGCTCCCGCCGCTTGAGTTCTTCCGACTCCCCAACCGACCAGTCCCAAAGCTTATCGCCCATTTGAGGGGACTTGCCGTACAGGTCACTAACAGCGGTACCAAACCACTGGTTCATTTTAAGTTCAGCGGTGAAGCCGAGGAACTTCGGCACGGACTTGAATAGGTTAGCGTCAAGCTCCCTCGACGACATCATCCATGCGGTTGAGCCATGCTTTGCCGCGGTGATGGGGTTGAAGGCGACGTAGGTGGAGATGACATTCTGGCGCAGCTCATTCGACCAACGTTGGGCAAGTCGCATCGCTGCACCGTTGAACGAATTCTTCCCGGCGGTTCGCTGGAGCCACCCGTCCATCTGGTCGAGGTATTCTTTGCCGTAGTGGGCGGTGACTGCCTGCCTGAAGGTTTGGTCCTTCATCAACTTCGCGGTGTTGGAGACGAACTCTCGAAAGGCGATGTCGTGGATTTCTTGCGAAAGCCGAACGCCGATTTGGTCGTAAGACAGGTCAAGGACTTGGATAGCTCCCGTTCGCCGCTTGGTATAGGCGTTGTTAGTAGCAGGCCAGAAGTTGGTTTCGGCTTTATCAAGTTCGGGGAGTTTGTTGACGTAGCGAGATAGGTCCGTGTCCCCGATGATTGGATGATACCACCCATCCCATTGTTTCCCATGCATCATGAACGGGCGAGGTTCCACAGCCTCGGGTGCCACGCCATATAGTCGCTCGTACATGGCGGAGGATTGCTCCCACAACCCCTTCCAAATCTTGCCCATGGATTGGGCGCGTTCAAGGTCTTCGATGGTGGAGTGCGCCTCAACCCATTTCATGAGTTGGTCGGGGTCAATCCGCCAACCTTTGGTTAGGGTTCTCCAGTTGTACTCGTTGCCAAGGTTGGAGATGACGACGGCGAGATTATTGCGGGTGAAGTTCTTTATCGGCTCCTTGCTTCGCGGGTCAATGAAGGGGGAGGTGAGAGTTCGTTCACCATCTTTGACAGGGCCTAACTCTCTAAGGGCTTTGCCCGTTTCCCGTTCCAACACAGCAGCGTGGTTGGCGGCACTAGCCGCTGGTTTGGAAAAGGTTTCGGTGAATAAACCATGGGTGTCACGGTGGTCAAAACGCGACATAAGGGTTTCGTTGCTAGTGCTTGCGGCGATGAAGTGACCAAGGGCTTGTGACCACTCGCCCTTCCCTGCAAGGTCCTTGGTAATTGGCTCGAAGTAATCCGCAAGCTGCCGCTTCATCTTCCCAACAAGCTCGGCCTTGTCGACTTTGGCGTCGGCGGTGACGGCCTTTTGTTCATCACGCCCGAGTTTGTCGAAGGTCACGAGGGACTGGTTGAGGTCTTTCCATTCCTGGACGGTGAGGTTTTTGAACGGCTTTTGCTGTGGGTCATTCTTCAACAACCAATCCGGGACAGGCAACTGCAATCCTGCAACCTCGTTCTCGTTTTCCATCTTGGTGACGAAATCGGCAAGATCGGCAAATCGCTTCGAGGCAATTCGCTGGGCCATACCTTGGATCGACATGCCGGATGGGAGGCCGACCTTCGATAGCATGTTCCGGGTGAACAGGCTCCACTCCGCATCAACCGGCGATGGCTTGGTTACATCCCACGGCTTGGCGTAGAACTTGGTCAGGCGTTGGAACTTGGGAATTTGCTTTTCGATCGCCTGTATTTCCTTGACGATATGAGCGTTCTCGGTTCTTCGCTGCAGGGCCTGCACCGCTAACGCTGGATCTCCATTAGCCAGCGCCCGAACGGCGATGTCTTGCGCCTTCTTAACAAGTTCAGCGAATTTGTCGGATTTGATCCCCTCGAACGCCATCTTGTTGACGGAGTCCCTAGCGGACTGAGCGATAACAGCCCGGTCAACTGCGGTAACACCCGCCATCTGGGCCGCAGCTTGATATTCCTCGGTGACAAGATGCACCTCACTATCCGAGAAGGCCTGCGCTTTGGCTTCAGATAGAATGTTAGAGGGTAGGTCGCCATACTTCGCCTCCATTTGCCGATCGGTTTCAACGTTGACGGTGTGTTCGAACATCTCGCGGGTAGAACGTCCGGCTTTGGCGGAATTGTAGGAGCCGAGGTGCTGGATCATCGCCTCGCCGGAGGGGTAGCCAAACTGCTTGGCGACTTCATCGACTGGAAAGCCGGATTTGGAATAGTAGGTGGAGGGTAGCAGCTTCTTCTGTTCGGCGGTGAGATCGCTCTCGAGGAGCGAATACCGCTTCTGCGGCATCTGCTTGCCGTTGAGTTGCCCAGTCCCAAGGAACTGGTCGACCGCAATGTCGGGACGTTGCCGGATGCTGGCTTCAACATCCTGCTTCATCGCCTCGCGGTTTTCTTTCCACTCCGCGGATTGGCGTTTCTTCTGGTCACGCTCGGCCTTCTCTTGGGCTTTGGCGAGGTCACGTTCATAGCGCTCGTTGACGAGTTTGGTGAGATTGGCAAAGGTTTTGGAATCGAGGCCTAGACCACTGGCCTTGAGGTTCTCGAGTTCGTCCATGGAGAACAACGGGCCACCACCACCAGTGCCCATGCTTGCCCGTTCACCAATCTCACCCGACGACACCTTCTGAAACAACTCATCAGCGGAGGGTTCGCGGCCGAATAGTTCCTTGAACCTGCCCCTGATCTTATCTAGCAAGTCCATGATCTTTTGGAAAATCTGGGCGACGGGGGAATGTTCACGCCGTTCGCCGTCCTTGGCCTTTGCCCATTCGCGAAATGCTTCGGCGATTGCTTCCTCGGTGTGGACTTCGGGCGAGAACTTGGCATACCGATCGCCGATGTTGTAGCGTTCTTTCCACCCCTCCTGCTCGGCCGCTTCGGTTAGAGTGTTCCATTCCTTGTCACTGAACAACCCTTGATCTTTGAGGAAGTGGATGGCTTCATGCCGACCAGTTCCAATCGGGTCCTCGCCCAGCAGATCATAGACAATCAACCCAGCCTTGGGAATATACAACCCACGCGGTTGCCCAACGCCTTTGTAGTCTATCCCCGCCGATGGAACAACCTTCGCCTTCTTACCAGTTATCCGCGCTAGTTCTTCATGAACAATCCCCGCCATCGCTTTTTCGTTGGCTTCGTAGAGGTGACTGGGGACAATGTCAACGGACACATTCTCGCTGAGTTTGCGGGCATAGGTTTCGGAGAGAAGGTCACGTGTTGCCTCAACCTGATCCAAGCCTTTGGCATCAAGCTTTACCGAAGTTGTTGCCGGTCCGCTACCAGCTTCCTTACGCGCTCCTGTAACGCGATAGCCTGAGATAGTCTCGGCTTCTGGATACATAGCTTTTAATTGACGCTTCAAATCCATAATCAGTGCTGGCCCGAAGTGATTTGCCCATCGCCCAGCTGTCCCACTAATCTCTTCAATGTTTAAATTTTTACCTTGCGGGGTTAATGTAATGTAACCAACCATTCTACTATTTTCATCGTAGATACCTATTCCATGCATCTCTTCTGTTTGGCCATATTTAGGCAGTTCATGCCCGAACCTATCTGCATCAGATCGAAGTGTGAGTTTTCTATCCCCCATCGAGAACATCGGCTCCATGCCATACGATCCGCGCACCTGTGGGAGGGTATCCTCAATCATAAGCTTCGGCTCGGCTTCTCCAAGTTCCAGCCCCTCCCGAGCGGTGACTCCACCGGGCCAGATGCGAAGATCATCATGCAGGTTCTTAGCAATCGCCGGGTCCACATGCGCCACCCAATCGGCGATGGGGATGTCAACATCGGACCCGGTCTGGCGAGCGACTTCGAGTTTGTCGGCAATGCCAGGAACCCAACCCAACAGCCCATCGTTGGGTTCGGGAAGTTTGTCACCATACAGCGCCATCGCCGCATCGCTGGAAATGCCGAGGGTTGATTGCCCATAGTGCTGTTCCATGAAGTTGCGAAAAAGCCCAGAGGCGAGTTCTTTGGTATCGCTGGATTGGGCTTGCTTCACAACTTCGTCCAGGTGTTCCAGCAACTGTGCATTTGCTGCACCGCGTAAGGCATCGATGGCGGGGACAACACCCTTAGGAGCTTCCTTCCCGGCATCGCCAAAGGTCTTGAGGGTGTTGATAAATGACCGCGAAACCTGCGAGGCTTGGAGCATGGCGTTGAGATGTTCGGTGGTATCGCCATGCACAGCCTCCATCGCCGCACCGGGCTCGATGGTTTTTTGTTCAAGGATCGCGCCTACTTCGCGGGTTAGCGAATCCGCCGCGGTGTCGGACATCCCCACTGACTTGGCGAATTGGCTGACGAAAGCACTCGCCCCGTGGATTAGACCAGAGGCGATGTTGGATGTGCCCTCCCCGATGATGCTGCCGATGTTAAGTCCCGTCGCGGTGAGTAGGTTCGCGGTAAAGCCCAACGGCCCTTTCCCAGGACCCATCGCGGGGAACGACTTGGCGATGTCCTCATAGCTATACTGTGTAATCGGCCGGTTGAAGTCTTCCTTCGCGGCATCGAGTGCAGCATCAAACCCGCGATCCCACGGGGCGTTTAGGGTTTTGAGAATGCCCGCATGCGCCTGTGCCGCCTGACTGAGTATAGACAAATTGCCCCAATCGTTCTGGCTCACCGACGCCGCCATTGGGTGGCTATGCACATACGCCATCAACTGCGGATCGCGCTCCACCATCGTCGACGCCATATCGCGCTGGGTGGTTTTGTCGTAGGATTGAACGTCGGGGGAGATGAGCGGAGCGGGGGTACCGGTGGCATCCTCTAGCTGTACCGCCCGCGCTGCATCATCGGGGGTTGTGGCAAACCCCGCAACGGTACGGGACTTGGCAGAGGTAATGTAATCCTGCACCGCCTCGTCAAGCATATCAGCCATCGAGCATACCCTTCACCGCTTCAAGCATAGCGTTGAGTTCTTCTTCGTGGAGTTCGAGTGTGTACATCGGGCCCGGCGAATTCTGAATCGCCACGCCAATTCGATCCACAATCCCTTGCCAGATTTCGAGCGGGACTTCCATCACTTACTCGGGGGTTTGGGTGGATTGACGACGTTGTTGTATTGCGTGGCGAGGTAAATCTTTAAGATTTGCTCGTCGCTCGGCTGTGCCCCTTGCCAGATTGGGTTTTGGATGATTAGGTTGCGCTCATGTTCGGGGACGGTGTCGATTGACTTAAACCATTGCGGGCCTTGGCCGATGCTGGTGCCGAAGTACCCGGTGGACGTCCGCTGCAACAGCCTCGTCGCCGTGGCTTCAATCTCATCATCCGGCATGGGCTTATCATTCCGCATTTGGTAATCGGACATGATGTCGTGGAGGATGCCGGTGAATTGGTTGAGGCCGTCTGGGTCTTGGTCTTTGGTTAGGCCAGAAGCGGGGAGGATACCGGTGCGCTGGAGATAGGTCATCGCATGCGACATCTGTGGATCGGCGTCGGCTTTCTTATAGATATCCCTCTGCCAAGCGATGATTTGCTTCTTCATCGAAAGCGGCAAGTCGAGCTTGGAGACATCAGCGGTTTGGTCCATGAATGCTTTTGGATCGTTGACCGAAAGCCCCGCTAGCTTCTGCCAGTTCTGTTCACGTTCAGGGGTGAGAGCAACATCCCCCTTCGCGTTCTTTGCCATCTGATTCAAGAACTGCTGCACAGCTTTCGGATCATCATGCGTCAACGAGTCCCATGCTTGTGCGGCGGTTGGGTCGAGCTTAAGTTCATCCGGCGTTGTTGGAATTTCATGCTGTGGCCCAACGCCGTTGATGAGTGCGCCCCACAAAGTCTGGGTGTTGGCGTTGTTGGTATCGGTGCGGATTTGCTTTTCTTTATTGTATTGGGTTAACGCAGCGTTCTCATTGGCATCGGCGAAGTCATCATCACCTGGGAATTGGGACTTCGCCACTGTCCTCGCCGCTGTGGCAATGTCAGCCTCGCCAGCCCCTTGCACCACCCCACGATGGAAGCGGGAGAGGTACTCTGGACCAGAGGTATGACCATCGCTCAACGCGGCAAGGTTTGCCTTAACCGATCCCTCACCCCCAAACCACGCAATCGCCGCTGCATCGGCTGAGCCGAACTGTTGTTGGTATTTATTAAACATCGTCCATGCTAGCTGGTCCTGCGCGGCATGATCAGCTTTGAATTCCTCCTCCGTCATCGGGCCCATTCCGGCTTGGCGCAGGAAGCCTTGAAGGGCATACGACATAACCGAATACGCCCCAATCGGATGGCCGAAGTTTTGGTGGGATTGATCCCACTGGTCCGCACCAGACCAGTTGTAAAACCTCGCCCCGCCTTCCGAGCCGGTGAGCCCAGCCAATGCGCCTTTCTCATCCAACATCCTGCCACCGAGATTAAACCCAGCGGCTTCATTTAACACTTGCCCGGCGTTATGCCGTGCGCCGATAGTATCGCGCTGAACCTTCAGCCATTGGTACATCCGCCCCGCATCTTCGCCGTAGATTTCATTCTTGGATTTGGCTTGGTCGAATAGTTTCAACGCGCCGATTGGATTAGTCTGGCCCATGCCGCGAAGTTGGGAGATGATAGCAGCGTTAACAGCATCGGCTTCGCGCTTGATATACTGTGGGCTGCCAGGAGGTTCACCTAACGCAGCCGAGGTATCGTGGGAATCTGAGCGAATGCCATCGAGCAGCTTTTCATTCCCCTTCACATCATCAGGATTGAGTTCCATTCCCTTCATCGCGGTTGATTGTCGTGCTTGGGCAGAGCTTACGAAATAGCTTTTCTGTTCATCCGCCGCATGCTCCGAACCGTTAAACAACATCTTACCGCGATACGTTCGCATATCGCGATCGTAGTACACTTTACCATACGGGCTTAGACCCTCGCTATTATCGTCTAGAGCTTTGTTTAAATCCTGTTGAAATTGAGGGAATGCATTAATGGCATCCTGCCCACGCTTTTCCTTAAACGCTACAAACGCATTATTCATTCCATCCTGAGCTTTTGCCATGCGAGCAAGGGCGTCGGACTGGACGTTGAGTTCTTGAATGGCATAAGCCCGGTCGAAGAGTTCCTTCCCCGCACCCTCCTCCACCTGCCCGAGGTGTTGGGTGGCGGCAGCGATGTTGGTCCCAAACGCCGCTTCGGGGGGATTGACGTTGAGGTTTGGGGTTGGCCGGAGTTCGGGAGTCCTATCCGGTACGCCAGTGTAGGGAATCTCGGGCATTATGCTGGACTCCACAAGCCAAGTTGCTGGCCACGCAGCCATTCGCTAGAGACGGAGGTGGCCGCGCCGAGGATAGAACTCGCCGCCCCGATCATTCCGGCAGTCATAGAGGTTTTGCCCGCGGCGATGTCAGCCCCAGCCTGTGCGGTGAAGCCAGCACCTTCAACCTCATAGTTGTATGCGGTCTTAGCAGCGGTCGATCGGATGGAGGTTTCGCTAGTTCTGGTAAGACCGACTTGGCTTTCTCGCACCTGCTTGGCTGAGCCAGAGTTTACATCCAAACCACTCGCCCCTTGCGCCGCAAGTATTCGCCCCATCTGCTGCCCACCCCTCAGACCCTCCTGCTGGGTTTGAATCTCCCCAACATTAACCGCATACTCCGCGTTTTGTTTGGCGATGATCGCATTCATCCTCGCCACGCCAGCTTGATAATCATAATACGCCTTCTGGCTTTCGCCTTGAAGGAATGATCCAAACGCCGAGGTCAAACCCCCAGCGATGGTCCCACCAATTCCAGCGGCCCCGATATCAGTTGCGAGCGACATGTTGCGCCTCTAGTTTAAACACCAACCCACCGGGACCAGTTGTCACTTCCGCACCCAAACGACGAAGCCAATGCGCGCTATTCCGATTGCAATGCCCAACGATGCGAGGGTACCGATGAAAAGCGGCTTCAATGACCCTATATCCCCACCGTCCAACAACCATGGGATACTGCCGAACCACAGGTGACGAATACATCCACAAATATGCATCGTCGGAAAGGATGGTTGGGGGGATGAAACCCAAGACCACGAGTAGATTGCCGTTGTAGTCACCGCGAAGGATAGGATCGCTAACACCAGCAGCGCGGGTAATGTCGGCGAGTTCAGTTGGTTCGATAGGTAGCGTTTCCAATTCATACGCCTCGACCCGTTGGATGGTGGCGTTCATTTGTCATCCCCGATGGTGTAGTTGGGGAATACGCCAAGCACAGTAGCTGGGTATGGTAGCGACTGCTGAATGCAGTATTGACCAGGTACCGTGTAAGTCGGGTTGAGGAAAGTACGGGCATCTCCAGTATAGAGGTCATCGACGATTTGAACTGACTGTCCCGTGAGCATTGAGCCAACATTGCCGATCACCAAATCTTTCATGGGGACTAGATGGGAGAAGTCTGGGCCGATTTCCAGACCTAGGGTTTGGTTCACCCGCACGTCGACGTTATTGATCTTCTTCACCTTGCCTTGGATGGAGGGCTCACCCAAATCCAGCGGCATGGTTTGCAATTGGCAAGTATACCCAATCCCCAACACGACTTGGATGTAGCCGGTCGCCCCGGGCTCTACCGGCGCTGGGAGGGTGAAAGCGCCGGAGTAGGGCATGGCGAATGGGGTGAGGATGGTGGTGTTGCCGAGGTTATCGGTGGCAAGGCCTGTAACGTTAAGGCCAGAGAGATGGGGAGCGCCTTGGAACGATAGGGCAGATGGGCCGATGTACTCCAACCCAGCATCAACACACCACGCATCCTGTAAGCCAAGTGGAAACACCCGCTCAACTTGGCGTTCGATGTACTGGACAGTTTGCCCATTCACCACCCGCTCGACGATGGTGTAGACTGCGTCGACTGTGCCAGCTACGGTGCTGGGCTCGGTGATGGTGGCGACGGACTTATACAACCCCAACGTAACCTGATGGCTCCAGCCGATGAACTCTTGCTCTTTGAGATAGGTTAGGGTGAGCATTGTGCCATCGCTCCGCACAGCCCAGACCATGTAGAACGGCTGTTCCGCCCACGCCCATTCGGTTAGAGTGAAACCGTAGAATAGATGTGAGGCTGTGGTGGAGATGTCGGAGCCGGTGAAGGTGTTGAAGTATATATTGTAGGTCAGGTCTCGAACCTTGGAGCCTTTGCTCTCGACGTACAAGATATCGTAATTCGCAATAATCGGCGGCATGTCATTCGCCCCGATGAACGACTGCTGCGCCGCGACGATGGAGAACGCCGACACCGCCGAGCTAACGCCGGAGAAGTTGAAGCCGCCGGTGATCGCCCATGCCGCTTTGTCGGTTAGACATAGCAACCCGGATGGGACGCTGGCGAAGGATTTGATGGTATTCACCACCCCCGAGGTGAGGGTTCCGGTAATCGCATCGCCCTCATTCACGGGGTTATGCGTATTAAAGTTAAAATACGCCCCCGGCACCGACATCCAGAACGTTTGTGGCGCACCTAGAGATGCCGCTAGCACCAGCCGTTGTTGGAACACCGTACACACCCCGGGGTTGCCGGAACCAGTAGCGCTCAACGTCGCCGTTGCTGTGGCTGCACCACTACCAAACGAAACCGTGGGGGTGGACACATACCCAATCCCGGCTGTTACCGGATACACCTGCCCAACGCCCCATGTCGCGGTCATGGTAGCGCCTGTGCCAGCGCCTGAAGTTTGGTATTGGGGAATCGGGTTGCTTGGCACAGAGCCTGAGGTGATGGCGCCCTCACCCGATACCGCCCAAGAGGTGATAACGCCACCGCTCACTCCCGTCACGGACATGATGATACCGTGGTTGAAGTTGACGGTATCGCCAACGGCAAAGCCGGTCCCGCCAGCTGTGATGGTGGGAGTTCCTTGAATTGTAAGCAACGCCGCCGCAGAAGCAGGCGTGGATGGCGAACCGCCGGTTAAGATCACTGACGGGACAGAGGTGTATGTCCCAGCCGCTGTAACGGTATAGAATGCAATTCCAGCCCCGGTGAACGGATTCTCGGAGTTCGGCGGGCCCTCAGCGAAATCTGGGCCGATATTATCGTCGACGAATTGAGTTCCATAGCTCGTACCGATGAAGCCGTAATATGCGGTAGCGGGTTGTAGGCCAAAGTAGGAAATAGCGCTTTCGTATACATTATACGCTACGGCTCCGGCGACAGAGTTCCATGAAATGCGGTTTGTTCCGCCGTAGGTGCGGATATCTACCACAGGCCCAACGCCTTGGAGGTTGGATGGCAATGACTCCTGACCCTGTGCATCGACACTGGTAACGCGGTAGGTATAGTACGCCTGCCCGGTTGTTGCTGGGGTGGTGTAGATGTCGAGAGTTGGGAGGGTGGTGGTAACTGAGGTTAGGTTCGGTGTTGTAGCTGTGCTGCCGAATGAGATTGGGGTAATCGCCCAATTAATTGCGGAGATTAGTGTTAGTTCCTGGGGTTTATAACTCGGGTGGGTGAGGATCATGTTGGTAGTGAGTTGGGTGTATTTGAGCAGGGCCAAATCAGCCGCGGCATATGGGCTGGCGAGGGTGTAGATACGTTGGACTTCACCTCCGGAGGTGTAAACGCCGTAGAAAGTGGAGTCGATTGCCACGCCGAACAAATCTTCCAACGTCACCGCCGCGCCGGAAACATTGAGAACGCGGTAATACCCGCCGTTGATCTGGGTCATACCGCCGACACCGGAGACAAAAACCCAATCGCCGATGACGAAGTTGTTACCGGTGGCGGTGATTACGAGAGGGTTGGCATTGGTCGCGGCAGAGATGGTGAACCCATTTTCCAAAATCGGCGAACCTTGGAAGATGAAGCGGATGTAGAAGTTACCAAACTCAAGGATGTAGCCGAGGTTGAACGAGGCTTGGAATGGGATCAATCGAGCAGGTGTGTTCAAATTCCGGGTCTGGATAACGTACTGCGATCCCGCCCGTGTGCTTGCGCCGCCACGGTAGTCGACGAAAAAGTTCTGCAATAACGCCGCGGCTGAGCGATACTTGGCAATGTCCACCCGCGCGAATAGACTCGGGCTCCATTCGCCGGAATTAAAACTAGCAGTTACCGCAATCTCAGCCACGAGCCATCACCCAAATATCGGATACATGCCACCCCAATCAAACCCGGACCAAGGGCTTGAATAGGGTTGTGCCCAATCAATTCCGCGAATCCGTATCCAATCCGGGGTTACGTCGTTGACGGAGAAACCTTCGTTACCGTCGTTGGCTCGGGCCCAGGTGATGGCGTTGTTTACCTCACCGATTGCCATATTGGCGAGTTTCTTATCACCCGTGAGTGGTATGCAAATCTCCGCCCCCAACGCCTTTGCCCAAGCATCGATGAAGTTCTGATCCATCGTATCGGGATCGGTGATGTCTTGGCAATACACACAAATGGCGAATTCTTGATTACACAACACCACCCGCTGGTTGCTGGCGGGGCCGTAGGTCAGGTTGAACGTCGCACCGGTCCCGCTCCCCGTGGTAAAGCTCTGCGCTATAGGGTTTGGCAACTTGCTAAAATAGCTTCCTCCAGCAATCGGGCCTTGTGCGACTCCGCTCTGTGCTGGAGCGGTCTGTCCGTTATTGACTTGTGAAATGACTCCGACGGTCGCAACTGCGCCACCGCCTGATGTAGTAAGGACAAGCAATTGCACGGGTCCGCCGACCGGCTGCAAGCCCTGAGCGGCCACGGGTTGTTGACCTGTTGTTGGGTTGAGAGCTCCCGGGCCGAAGATGATGTCGCCGACGTTGTAGCCAACACCGCCAGAAACCACAGCGGCGGCAGTGACCGGGATGAATGTGTCATTTTGGACCTTGAACTTGACGGGTTGGCCTTGCCAGAAGCTGGATGCGCCGCCGGTTACAGCGGTGGTGATGGGGACACCCCCAGCGAATCCGGTCTGGGTAGCGGGGATGATAAAACACTCCCGCAAGCAATCGACGGGGTATTGGTATTCGTAATTCCACGGCGGGGATGGTTGGCCACGTTGCCAAAGGGTGGTTGCGGCCATGGTATTTTCAGGCGTGCCCGGCGCGGAGGTGATGTAGATTAAGTTCGCGGTCTTAAGCCCACAGTTCCACGGGGCCATACGGAGTAACCGCCGACGGACATTGTCGATTTTGAGATTGATCTGCAGGGCCTCGTTGGTGGAATTGGCCGCAAGCTCCGCATCGGTGACGTTTGTACGTGTGCCCGGAACCTGTAGGGCCCAGTTCGCAATGTCAGTTGCAGTAGTCATTGCAGCCTATTCCATCAAGTTAGGTGTTACGAACCAGCCGGGGGAGCCGCGGCAACTGCCGCATTCAACGCCGTGACCTGCGCGTTAACCTGCTGGGCGAGGGACTCGACGGTTGCATCGGGATCGCCTGCTGCGGCGGAGAGGGCGGCTGCAACCGCGGCAACCGCCGAAGTAAGCGCAGCCACTGCTGCCTGAAGGTCGGTAAGTCCTGACATGATCTTCTCCAATTGCTGTGCGAGATAGTAGTTGGTTGGGAACCAAGGGATACCGTTAGTGTCGCCCTTGGTTGACGGCGTTACCGTGGTTGGTGCCATGGAGTCCCGGTCCTTTCTCCATCTGTCCTTTGGGCCCTACCGGCGGGGAGTAGGGTAGTTCCTTGGGCGGGCAATAGCCACCGCAATCTGCGCGGGCAACCTGCTTGGTAGCGCTGCTGGCATCGCTGCCGTACATGGAGAGGATATCCTTAGCCATTTGGTTTCACCTCGTTGGATGGGATGGCACGGGGCTGAATGCCACCCGGGCCGGGGGTTGGGACATCGCCATACCTCTGCGCAGGCTGGCCTTCGGGGCGAACCGCAGCCGCTCGCTTCTCAGCAGCTTCCAGGTCAAACTTCTCCTTGGCGATACGATTAACCTCATCCTGTTCCCGCTTCTTGCGGGCCTCGGCCATCTTCTCGGCTTCGTCCTTGGCCTTGAGATTAAGCTCCTGTAGATTTCCCTCGGCGAGTGCGTTGAGGTGTGCCAAGTGTGGCAAACCGAGAAGCTCCTTTCGAAGCAATAGCGCCTGATAGACTTCATTCCCATCCATGTCAGTGTTTCCCTTGCGAGCCGCATTTGTGGGTTGAGGCCGCCGCCATCGGGGCCTTATACCCACGCCCGCCATCAGATGGGGCTCGTGTAACCACCTGATGAACGCCGATCATTGCTACCTTAGCTGGGTTCACACCCTTGGATACTGGCTCGACCTTGGTCGAAGCCATACCCGACGAACTCGCTCGTCCTTGCTTCATGATCCCTTCTCCGGTTTGGCGAGGGCGTGGGTCCAATCATACCGATTACCCCCACGCTCTGTCATATCTTGGCGAACTCGCTCGAACCCGCCGTGTTTGTCGGTGTCGTACATATCCTCGAGGATGTGTTTGAATCGATCGGCACATCGCTCGATTTCTTGGCGAATATGTAGCGGCGGGGTAAGGCCGAGTTCGTTATATAGGTTCTGCATATCATGTACGTCGTGGAAGTACATGATAAACCGCCGCACTCGTTCAGGAACTTCGGTTTCGGCTTCTTTCATATAGCGGGTGACTTCGCGGAGTTCGAGTAAGATTGCCCGCATATCCCGGGCAATATTGCCAATTGCCGCGCTGGAAGCCTCACCCTGTCCTGCTACACTATCTGTCTCGCTCATGGTAAGCTACCAAACCACGGACTAAACAGTCGGTATAAAACCAAGATACACACCAAAACCAACATCACCAAGATGATATGCGCAACCATCACCGGGATGGCTATGCCAATCTCGCCTAGCACCCAGATGATGAGGAAGTAGCACAGGACGATACCGCAGACATAGAGCAGCGCCCGTATGATTGCCTCAACCATCACTTACCTCCTTTCTTTTTCATCGGCCGCTTAGCCTTGTCGGCCATGGTGAACTCTCTGCCCACCTTCTGGGGCACTCCACCAAATCCCCCTTTGGTATGGGCTGCGGCTCGCATAAGCTTTGCTTGCGCTGGCGTTTTGCTGGGCATTGTGAACTCCTTGGTATATCTGAACAACAGCTGTGACTGCATCGATGGTGTTGGCAAGATTGTTCCCCGTCAACAACCACGCGATGACAGTCACTATAACCGCTGCGTGCATTAGAAGTTGTGGTTTAGAAGTGAGGCTTGGATGCGGGCGATGACATCCGCAGCCATGTCGGGGTTATTGAATAGCCCGCCGAGTTCGCCAACAAGGGGCGCGTCATTCACCGGGAGGGCCGCAGTCATGGCGACAAGGCCATTACACGCAGCAAGCCACGCCGCTTGGTCCTTCTGCGCCTGTGCTAGACGGGCATTGGTTAGGTACATCTGCGCCTGGACCAAGGTCGCTTGGCTGGTACCAAGCGCAGCCTGTAGGCCAGAGACGGCGTTGATGGTGGATGCCAGATTGCCACTCGACGCGGCGTTGGTAACGGCATTGAACAGTTGTCCGAAATTGAAACCCATGAGCTTTCTCCTTACTTTCCTGCTGCGGTTGATTGTCCATTGGGCATTACTTATTCGTCTCCTTTGTGACTTGCGTTCCTGCTGGGGCGATGACGGCGGTGTCTTTGGTCAACGTCTGCTGTTGCGGTGGTGGGGCTAGTGGGCCAAAAACCCCCGCGGGCAGGAACGGGTTGATGATAGTATAAAGCGCTATAATCGAGGCCGACCATGATTGGATGTATGGTCCCCAAGACTCCGGGACACCGAGTGGAAGATGAATGGCTCCTTGCGAAACCGCAGCAAGGACCGCCATCGATATCATGACCACCGTGCCGATTTGTTTGGTTGAAATCATGTTGAGCTTGCCTTATCAGGCGTGAGGAACTGCGCTCGCTCGGAACGCCTGCGTCCGAGGGAGATTTGCATTAGTTACCCGTACAGGTGTAGTCGAATACAAGACTAGAAGTGCCGGTTCCCAACGTCAACACAAACCCGGTGTTATTCGCAGTAGAAAGGTAATAGCCACCCGTAATAGCCGCACCGCCGGAAGACACTGGGGTCACGGTACAAAAGCCAACGTTCGGGTAAGCGTGAGCGAATAGAATTGTGCAGGCGGTTGGCGTTCCAGTCCCCATAGTGAACTGACCGCCGATATTATTCGACCCCGCTGTTACGGTCGGCGTTCCGGTACCGCAAGACGAAATACTCGGAATGCCGTCCTGAATTATCCCCGCTTTCTGCCATTGCAAGAACCGGATCACAGTGCTGCTTAGACTATTATAAGCCGCAGCGGCTTGGAATGTCAGGGTCGTACCGGAGCATGAAGATAGCGTTCCCAAAGGCTGATCCAAGACTACCAGTCCTGAAATCTGGTAGTTCTGATACGCGACAATCGGCGTACCAGCCGGAAGCGATGGCGAGGGACAAGCCGCAACCGCAACCGAAGTCGTCACGCCGGCAGTAACATTCGCGGTTAGCGACGTGGAGAACGATGCTGCGTCTGTCCAAGCCAGATTCCCCCCAGGCAAAGGCTTGCTATTTATCCGCGTATCACCCTGAAGATGCGTGGGATCAGTTGGCTGGACACTGCCACCGTCAAGAAGCCTCTCCATCCCGGTAAAATCTTCGGAGTTATTCCCAATCGTGGCCCCGCCAGGCAGCACTATAAAGTTCGATACGCCACCTGGGTTATAACCTTGGTAAAGCAATCCGCCAAAGCGCATGGCGCCGAAATCCCATGAACCTACATACCCATCAAACTGCATGAGAAGATTATACAAGGATGATGTATTGGGATCAAACGATACCCCCGCATTAGCCCCAATACCACCGTTTATGTGGATAGAGGGGTTTCCAACACCATCACTCGAATATTGAATAATATCATTGGTAAGAATACCCCCACCCGTTAGTGCGTTTGATAAAGTTACCGTATTAACAGCGTGTGATACGATGGTCGTATTAACTGGAATAACCGCGTTAGTGAGATCAGTAATTTTGGTCCCGTTTTGCACCTGAATAGTAGTCGGAACAGCGATCACAGTACCGGAAGCGGTTGGGGTGGTGGCCACCACGGTTGCAGTGCTTGGGCCTTGGAAACTCCAAGCCCCCGTCATCTCACCCCCGACAATTGACGGCGGGGGCGAACCAAACAGCGGCCCAAGAAACAAGGCCGCCTGCCCATTTACGGGCGTCGCAACAATCGATGGATTGCTTTGCGCATCAAGTCCCAGGCAGACAGCGTTAGGACTTTGACCAGATAGGTATGATCCGATGTATGTTGTTGCGCTAGTTCCGGTGCAGAAAGTTATTGTCCCATATGCCGACGTGCCGCTATCTTGGCTATTGTCCTCTTCGCCAACATAAGTGCTTCCGATTGTTCCCGCCTCCACTTCGTCCATAAGCGCATTCTGCGCGTACACGTTGCTAATAATAGTGCTGCCACCCGTGTTATCGCCACGAGTTAATCGGCCAATCAGTCCAAACTGTAAGCTATTCTCTTGGTCAAAGCTTCCGTTGCATCCACCCGCGGGAACGGTGGAGGCTGAACAAGACAATCTTAGTTCAAACGGGAAAAATGTTACTGCATCTTGATGCAAGGAACCCTGCACCTGTCTTTCCACCCCGGCCGGGGCTATCCACATTTGTCCCGGAGACCCGCCGGTGTGAGTAACCAGCGCATTAGCGTGGCTCGTCATCGTTACATCGAACACGGTGATTGTTTGGGGAAAAGCGGTCGAATTGCTCACGGTAAGCACGGTCGCCCCGAACAGGAAGGCGTCGGACCAGAGCATATCCCCCGGTTCCAAGGGACGCGGACCTGCGGTTACGGTCGCTGAATTGCTGCCAGTTGTTGTTTGGATGGTGTATTTTTGACTCACGGGAAGATCGAAAATTCTCGTTGGAATGGCCGCTGCCGTAGCTAGGATGGTGTAAGGAGATGCTAGGGTTAGCGTCCGCCCAGACACCGCACTCACATACGCGCCAGGAGCAGTCATCATGGCGCTTTGAGAAGCCATGATGACCCCATCGCCAACACCAAAGGTGCATTGCCCGCCGACCGGAGTGCAGGCTGATGGGAAGGTGAAAATTCCCCCGAGAAGGCCGTTTAAGCTAACGTTATTTATAGTGCTCGACCCGAAGGTCGGGTTTGCAGCGGTTCCTCCACCGAGAGATGTGATTGTGCAACGGCTTATATCAGTCTGGCCTGTCCCTCCGGTATTAGCCTGCACGACTCCGTTAGTACCTGGGGCAAAGACCAGCACAGACGCGCCAGACTGCTCCGATACGTGCCCGCGACAATCAAATTGTCCCCCAACAGAAGCAGTGAGCTGACTGGAGAAATACCAGTATGTATAGTTTAAACCAAGAAGTGGAGGGAAAACAAAGACCGGACCGGGGCCATTATTAAGCACAGGACCGGCCGCAGCTAGTAATGCCGCAACGTACGGACTATTATCCTGCCCTCCGGGCTGCATTCCCACCACACGAACATCAATCTCGCCGGACACTTGTAGAAGGTATCGGCCAGCCGTGCTAGCGCTTTGCCCAGAAGGAAGAATACAGGTGAGTCCGTCAGCGGCGGTTGGCGAGCCTGATGACCCGCCGGGGCAATAGGATGAGGCGTTCGGCTGATAAACCGCCTGACCGCCATCGCCCGTAGCCGTAAAACCCTGTTGTACTATTGGCCCCGTTCCTAGCGTTGTGGTCCCTGCGATCAACGCGGCATGCGTGGCATAGACCGTGACTGAACCACCTCCCCCGCCGCCGCAGGTTATAACCCCAGCAACTCCGGAGTTGTCGTATATACACTCGCCGTTAACTCCGCCGGTGATGGTGGTGGTGCCGATGGTAATGCCACTACCTCCACCTCCCCCACCCGAGTTGCTACCGTTCAACGATGCGGCGTTGAAACCAAAGGTGGCGTTGAAACTAACGCCTGAACCCGTACCCGATGTTGCGAATTGAGTTAAGACACAGGTTCCGTTATTGCCCCCAGCTAGTCCGGTTGATGGGATGGAGGTTGAAACGCCGGGATTGGTGAGGGTCCATGAACTTCCGTTCCAAGTGACTACTGGACGGGTTGTATGCGGGGTTTGGAAGATATTGGTATCGGGGCAATCGAGGGTGACGGTGTCGTTGGTGGCATAACCAGAGCCTGGTGTGGCGACGGTTAGGTTCTGCGCCATGATGCTGAACCACATATGATTCAGCGCGTAGATGCCGGACTGGCCGTTGAACTGCGCCCAGACGGGTGCACCAGCTAGTAGCCAGATGCATAGAGCTATGAGTAAACGGCGCATTAGCAATGCCCCACAATTCCGTTACGAGAGGAGAAGCTGCCGGTGGGCGATCCGGAGCAATTCTGGCCGATGGCTGAGCCTGTGCCACCGGTACCGCCAGAGACGTCCGTGGCATTGCTTGTCATGGCATTAGCGCCGACGATGGTATCGTTCATCGCGGAAGTGAACTGGATAGCGCTTGAGCCGGAACCAGAGAAGTCTTTGATGGCATTGCCGGTGATTGTATTTGGGCCTGCTGTGAATGAGCCTGAAGTGTGGATGCCGTGGTTGCCAACTAGTAGCCACGGGGAATTACCTTCACCATCAAAGGTATTGCCGGTGATCGTCACCCAACTCCCGGTGGAGAGGTTGATGCAATCCGTTCCGCAGAAGTCGAAATGGCTACCGGTCACATCCATCTGGAGTGGGGCAGAGCCAGTGCCGCCCATTACGATGTTTGTATCAAAGCCCAAGGTTTGGATGTTGCTTATATGAACCGCTTGACTGCCGTTGATAACACCAACACCCGCTGTGCCGAAGATGTCCGAGCCTGAGGCGCCAAAGTTCGCATTGAGGACAGCGGTGGAGAGGTTGCAGTTGAAACAATCATTAAACGCGATGTAGGTGCTGAGTGTGCCAACGCTGGAATCGTTGGTCATGATTACATCGGAGATGTTGATGCCTAGCACCTCACCCGTGCCATCCATGGTGATGGTCGGGACATCGCCGCCGGTTGGTATGGCGAGATTGCTGACCGCCCCGCCCCAGCCGTCCATGATAAGGTGGGCTATGGTTATATCAGCACCGCCGCCGGTGGTGTAGACACAGGCGGGGGTAGCAACCCAACCAGTGGAACCGCCCTGACACCAGATGTCATTGACCCTGGCATTTGCCGGGCTGACTAGATTCACAGCCTTACTGTCTGGGACGAGTTGGAAGATTGCGTCGGAGAATGCTCCGTTGAGGAAGGCATTGCCGCCGATTGAGAAGGCGGACTGGTTGGGGAAGACGGTTTTGAAAGTGGTACCGTAACGTTGGCCGGAGAATTGAACGCCGGTAGGGATGTTGGAATTGGTGTCGACGTAGAATGTGCCAGTTGGGGCGGTGACTTGGTGGACTCCAGATACATTCAACGCCGCTTGAATCGCGGCTGAGTCGTCGTGGTAGACGCCTTGGTTACTAGCAGTGGTTGTGGCTGCGGCGGCGAGGGTTAGGCTTGTAGTCCCGCCACCCGCGGAGATGGTGGTGGTAAGGGCATCGGCAAGCGGACTGGCCGGGGCTGTGGCTGGGAGCCAGTCGCAGAATGGGAAGCCGGTTAGGCCCTCGTCGGCCCATTCAAGGAGGGAGTCCGCCAAGCCTACGAGGGTGTAGGTCCCGGAGATATTTTTGTAAATCGCATAGGCGGTTGGGGGAGTGCCCGAGGCCGGGGCTGTCCAGTTGAGGAGATTGGCGTTTTGGTTTGATAGAGTTGCCGGGGCAACGGTGGTTTGGAAGCTGGCGGTGACTGCGCCTATCCCACCCGCTGCGTCGACAGAGGCGATTTTGTATTGGTAAGTGGTTGAGCCCGCAGCGCCGAGAGGGGTGACGGTCCCGCCTGTGGGTGGGTTGAGGGTGAAGGCCGCGCCTGCGTGGTTGATGCGGATGCCTTGACCATTGGTGAAGTCTTGGGCCGCGGAGAGAGTGAGGGTGTGGGATGTCGCGGAGATGGAACCCGCGGTGAAGGCGGCCGAGCCAGAGGCGTTGGGGATGTTGGCGGAGGTGGGATTGGTGGGGGAGCAAGAAGCCCCGAGCGTGCAGTTGGTGCCGTTGACGGTGATCGTTGGGCTGGATTGGGTGACGACGGAGCCGTTGTTGGTGAGGACATCGCCGTTGGTGAAACCGGAGACGGCGGTGGAGTTGTTGGTGATGGTGACCGCCCCGGGCGAGACTGTGACTGTGGCGTTGGGGGTTGAACCGGAGACTGTCACCGGACCGGAGAAGGTTAGGGCCGTTGTGCCGGTAACTGTATGGGTCCCATCCGTAACGCTAAGACTTCCTCCACCTCCACCACCACCCGCAGCCTGCACGAATGCGGTGCTAGCACAGGCATTGGTATTATCACCCGGCGGGCGGGTTGGACAGAATACCTGCTGTTGGGCCGTTGCTGAAACAGCCCATAGGAGAGCTAGAATTAAAAGAAGCTTTCTCACGTGTTCGAGTCCGTGACTGTGAGAGGATTGCCCGAGCCAGTAATTGCAAGGGCTTGGAAGGAGCCCTGACATTCACCGGCGAAGATGATGAAGCCACCATTGGCGAAGATGCGATAACCACCACCAAGTGTGGTGGTATTGGGCGAGAGGGCGACGTTGGAGAGATTAACACTCCCGCTCACCCCGCCTTGGAGTGTACTGGTCGCAACCCAACTTGGGTTCAGGGCTTGGACGTTACAAGGAAAGATGATGACATCCACCGTTCCTTGGTTATCGAATCGGATCGAGGCTCGAGCAGGATTGGCCGGAGCCACCACTTCCGGCGTAGTACCGAGGTTGTTAAACGCGTAGACTTTGCCACCTGAAGTGGGGCCTACCGGCGCTACGTCGAAAGCGGAGGGCATGGCGTTATCCTAACCGAGGGGTTGGTTTGGAGAGCTTCTCCATCATCACGGCTTGGTTGGTAGTGAGGATGGTCATGGCCTTGACCAAATCCTCGAGCCCCGGGATGACCATTTGCTGCGGGATCGAGGCGCGATCCTTAAGCTCAGCCATATCGGTTTCAAACCTGTCGATCATGGATTGGGAGTGGGAGATTTCCATGCCTTCGGGTTTGTAGCGCCACTTTTCCTCAAAGGTCGCGGTGATGGCACGGGCCTCGTCGTCGATCGGGATCATTTCAGGCGTTGGTTCGCCGATGAACTCGACATCGGCAGGATCGCCCTTACCTTCGTGGCAGACGATGATGATACCGGCGACGTCGTCCATGTTACCACCGTGGGCGGTGCTGACGCCTTCGGGTTTCACCGTCCAATCAGCCGGATCGTTGATGTCGAGAAACCGCGGCACTTCCATCCGCTTGCGATCCTCACGCCCGGTTTTGCGATTGACCTGCTTGTATTCCCATTCCCACTTCTCCACAACGCGGAGGTAGTGGGAGGTTGATAGTCTCCATCGGGCCATGGTTCAGTTCTCCGTCCAGATCATGGTAACGTTGATCAAACCCGTTGAGATGGTTTTCCCATCGAGGTTGAGGCAGATTTGCTGGACAACCGTCCCGGCTTTGAGGATGTCAAAGCCCTGCGCAAACCAGTCAATCGCGGTAGAGCCGGGGAAGATGGTGATTGGCTGTGCCGTGGTTGTGACTGCGAAGGTTGGCGAGAACACCGCGAGGAGGTTCGGGGTGGCATCGTTGACGGTCGGGTTGGCGCTGTAGGAGGTTAGGGTTGCGGTGGCCGCTGGGTTGGTGGTGACTAGGGGCACCGCCACTGGCAACGCAAGGCCGGTGTTGGCGGTACCACCCGTATCGAGGCTGTGGTTTAGATTAACCAAGATCGGGGTGGTGATGGCGGTACCGGCTGATCCAGAGACGATGATCTCTTTGAGGGATACGTTCTTGGAGGTTGAGCCATTCAGGCAAATGAGATCGGTGGCAGATGCTGCTGGCACCATCAACACGCCTGATGCGGAGTAGGTGTTTTGTTTAACGATGGCGTTAATCGTTCCGACCTGCGGGACGAAGTTGACGCTCTGAGCGAAGGCTGGGGCACAAAGCCCCAGCACAATCGCTGTGGTGAGGAGAAGTTTCTTCACAGCGATTGCTCCTTTAGTTTGCGACCGTGGTGCCAGCGGGATAGCCGGAATAGACCCCAGCCGCGCCTTGGATTTGCTGATCAAGGTCAAGCACGATCTGCGCCTCGATGGACGAGGTGGTGTAGGTGCCGACGGTGATAAAGCGAAGGCGAAGGAAGCGGGGGAGTACCTGTCCTGGGACGACGCGAGGAACGTCGACGTTGGCGATTTGCACACCGGCGACGAGGGCCGCGGTCAGGACTGCCTGCCCCGTCCACATAACGGTGTAGGAGCCGGGAGCACCTGAGCCATTGTCTGGGGCGCCGTCAAGTTCAAGCTGAACGCTCGTGCCGCCGACCCAAGCGATGGGGCAGATGGCAGAGAGCTTCATTGCCGGATCGTCGCCGATGCCGATGTCTCGAGCCCCACCGCCGTTGGCTGAGGAGGGGACGCCGGAAGTAACACCGAGGTCGATGATGTTGGATGCGATCTGAGTGCCGGTGGTGGGAGCGTCCGTCTGTGCGCCGAGTGTGATACCGCCCGATGCGCCGTTGGAAGTCCCGGTGAAGGTGAGTAGTCCGTCGAGGATCATGATGAAGGGTCCTTGTGAATGAGGGAGGTCAGCGATGATCCCATTAGGTCACCTGCGCTTCGGTGGAGGTGATCGCGTCAACCGTCCGGATGGGGACACCGCGGAAGGTGGTGACGACCATACCGTTGAACTCCTCGAGACGGAGGAGAACGTTGGTTTTGTTCATGGCCTGCAGATCGAGGTAGGTGCGGATGATACGATTGCAGTAGAACACCAGACGGCCTTGGTTGGCGCGGACTTCCGGAGTGTCGGAGGTTTGGATCGCGGTGGCGTTGGCCGGGGCGGTGGGAAGGCGATAGAGCCCACGAACCAACAGGTTGATTAGGTTCGCGGCGGAGACGCCGGTTAGCTGCGTCACGTCGATGTTGGCGACGCGGAACACATAGCGCCAATCGCGGAGGACCAGACCGATTTCCCACTTGAAGTGATCGCGGTAAGCTTGGTAGGTGTTGGACGCGCTATCAAGCACCGGCCACTCGCCCATGTCCCGATGCTGAAGGCCAGTGATCTTGCCCTTCGGGAAGGTTGCGTGTAGGGTGTCATTGCCCCAAACCACACCCCAGATGGAGGTGTTGGTTGAACCAGTACCGCCGCCGTTGAGGACGTTGTTGGCTGTCTGTGAGTTGGCGGTGGTGACGGTGGAGTAGCGTGGTGCGAGGCCGGTGAAGCGCTCGGGGTTTACATGCTGATTGCCGTAGATTAGGGTTGTGGCAATCTGCTGGGACATACCTTCGAGGAACGCCTTGACTTCGGAGAGCCGGAACTCAGCGGTGTTGCCGTTGAGATCGGCGATGTCCTTGTCGATAACCGCGTAGGTTTCCAGATTGCCGCAGGTGTCGACGATCTGAGCGGTGGTGGATTTGGCGTTCGGAACACCGGTGTTTAGCAAGCGCCAAGTGGCTTGGGGTAGCCCGGTTCGGACCGTAGTCTTGTGTCCGGTTTCCAGATTTCCCTCGACCACAAGCATGTCGTCGAGGATTTCATTTGTCTGGGAAAGCAGCTCGATGATGCTGGCAATTCTGCCCATCCCTTCGGTGCGCTTCGCCCAGTCCGCGTAGGTAAGTGCGACTGAACCAATGGTGGCCATTTGAGTTGTGTCCTAGGGTTAGAGTATGTGCATTTGCCAGTCTGAGCGAAGCTGTTCAACCCACGACGGGGTCTGGTTTATGCGCGTCCGGATGGTAGGTGCGGGTACATCTGCTGGGCAAGTGATGGCGCAGCAGTGTTCGGTGGAGTCTGGCCGTTGAGCGATGGGCCCTTGCCAGACACGTGTTTGCCCTCGATTGCCGATTGGGACATTTTCCAAAAGGCCTTGACGAAGGCAGGGTGATCGCCAGCGCCGGTAAGGTTCATGGCTTCCTCGAAATCGGCACGGAGTTTCGGGTCGAGGGTGGCTTTGAACTGACCGATGTCGGATTTGATTTGGTCGAGACGGCCCGCCATGTCGGGGTCTTTGGAGACCTTGTCTCGCCATTCAGCCCGCATGGTTTCGACGTATTTGACATTCTCTTTGGCGAGGTCGTCAATTCGGCCGTTCCAAACATTCATCAACTTGTCTGCCTGAGCTTGGGTGAGCCCAAGTTCCTTGAAGACGGGGACAGCTGCGTCGATGGCGGACTGGTCGAGGGTCTTCCCTTCGGCAGGCTTGAACTCGTATTTTTCCGGGGCGCCGGACGGGGCGGGGGCATCGGGCTTGGTGGCATCATTCGTTACCGCTGGTTGGAGGGAACTCTGGTCCTTGAGCGTCCCATCTGGGGTCCGGGCTTCGGTCGTATTCGGCTGCGGGCTCTCGGTCGGGGGAGATGGCTGCGTCGAGTTCTGATCTTCGGGCATTGGCGTCCTTCATCATGGAGATGTACTGGTCGGGGCAGTTGGTGATTATGTCGGAGAAGATACGCAACCCGACGTTGCGTTCTCCTTGGCGATAGGCGTCTTTGTAGGGCTCGAAGGTGGGGATGTCGGAGAAGAGGTGGCAAGATTCGAGGAGATCGTAGAACCACAGGCGACCGCCTGGGGATGCGAGCATGGACTTGAGGAATTCGATTTTGGATAGGTCGCTGCGTTGGGCCGCTTTCTCGGCCGCGCGGATTTGCTTGCGATCGGAGGCATTGTACATTACTGGCTACCTCCCATCATGGACTCGAGGGGAGAGCCGGGTTGTGGGGCGGTGGAGAGGTTCTTTGCCCCGGCGGAAAGTTTGTTGGCGATGTCGGCCTGCTGGGCTTGTGCCATTTGGTCGGCGCGTTGTTTGCGGATGGCGGCAAGGGCTTCGGGCGAGCGGATCATCTTGGGGTCATTGCCGAGGAGGGAGGACATCTTATCTAGGCCATAGTCAACGTCGATGTTGTCCATGGCGGAGGGGTCGATGCCCGCGAGTTGGGCGCCTATCGTAAACATTCGTTCAATAGAACCGGACTGAGTGGCTTGTTGAGCCTGGGATAACATAGAAATGAACTCGATGTTAAGCATTTGTCCTTGGACCTCGGGTGGGGGAGGCGGTAGGACACCGGCTCGGTTAGCAATGTTGAAAGTCCGTTCAACGATGGGTTTGAGAACCTCGGTATCGATGCGCTCAAGAACAGGCCCCAACATGACCAAGGCTTCTGACTTACGTAGGTCCCACTCGACAGCTGTAACGTTAGACCGGGTTTCGTACTGACTGGCAACCTTGAGGACATCATTAAAGAAGACCTGACTGACACGTTGCTTCACCTCCATCAAATCTTGGGTGATTTCCTGCACGGGGAATTTGGTTTCATAAACGGATGCAAAACCTGGTTTACCTCCAGAAGTAAACCCTGCGACGTACGTAATGCCACCCGGTGTAAGGTTCGCTGGCTGGTTTTTAAGTTGCACATCGGCCACCAGCGGCGGGTTGACCATCTTATCAATAGCTTGCGCCTTGCGGCGTTGTTCCAGTTGGATTTGCTTAATGTCTGGTAGCGCATCCATACCAGGCGATCGACCGTACGGGTCGTTCGAGACAATGTCCCATCTCCCTATGATAGCCGGGTTTTCGTTGTAGCCGCGCTTGCGTAGGAATCCAGGAGGAGCCGTAGCGCCTCCCTGAGGCGAAGTGCTTCCGCCCCATTCCCAATAAGCTTCTCGGTAAGCCCAGCTGGCATCATAGTTAAAAGCTCGAGCATTGCCATCGTCGTTGGGCTCAATGGAATGGGCGACAATAAGTTCGCGAGTGCGGTTGGCTCCACTTGGGTCGAGGTAGAGTTCTTGGATCGGGGCGCTGCAGTTTTCAAGGCCGAACTCCGAGACGCAGGCGTCGACGGTCATGGTGAATTCGCGATAGAACACGCAGGGGCGGTAGTTGCCGTCGATGTCGACGTAGTATTCGCCAAGGCATGGGTTGATGAAGTTGACGACGGTTTTGAAGTCGGGGTATTCGAGGGTGACCGCGGTGCCGAAGACAACGAGGTCGAAGTAGAAAACCCCGATGGCGGTGTAGAAGTTGGACTCGGCGAAGATGAGATAGAGCAGGCGTTCACACTCAGCGAGCCATAAACTCACGGGCGAAGTCTGAGTAGAATCTAACTTCCCAATTTTCAGCCGAAACCACTGCTGGGTTGGCGATGATTTCCCACTGACAAGGCCCGAAGCGAGGTTGCGTGCGCAGATCGTTCCAGTTGAGTCGAGGATGTGCTGGTTGATCGGGGCTCCGCGTGCCATCTGGTTTGGGGTGATCAGCCATTTGTACCTCCGTGGGAGGGTGTAGTCCGCGAGTTCGCGCCAGTGGACCCACCATGAATAACGGTTGACGCGGAGCGCGATAAGTCGCCCCTCGCAATAGCGATGGTAGGAATAATCAGCCTCGGTGATTGGGCGAATGGGCCCAACCGCTCTGGCTTTACTGGGGTTGTTGGTCTTTGCCAACGGAGTCTTTCTTAATCAGTCGGCCGTCGCGATGCATTAGGGCAGCGGCCATGAGGAGGAAGTTGGGATCGGGCGGTTGGGTCGTGGACATTGGGCCTTGAGGGGCGGCGGGGACATCCTTGCGAATGGGAACAACGAGGGCCATGGGCTATTGGCCGAGGAGGGTTTTGCCAGCACCGCCGATGGTATTGGCTTGGGCAGGGGCAGCGGCAGCGGCGAGGAAGGATGGGGCTTGTTGGGTACCACCGGCGGTAGCGGGAGTGCCTTGGGGTTGTTGGATTGGGGGTGGGGGAGCAGGGACGTTGGGTGGAGCAGGGGTTTTGGGCTTTGGGGCGAGAAGGGTGCCAGCCGTACCGACGAGGGCAGCGCCTAGACCGATGGCCGCGGAGACGGGGTCACAGAGGATGACGTTGTAGAAAAAGGGGAGTTTCATGCCGCTATCCTTTGGGCATCGTAGGGATCGTATTCGGATTCGACGAGATCGCGGTGGGGGAACTCGCCACCGGCGATGGCGCTGGCGACTAGTGGACCGCCGAAGGTACAGGCTAGGGCATCAAGATCGTCGAGGACAAGGTTTGGATTGTCCTCCATCAAATCCTCTTTGGCGATGAGGAGAATCGCCCCGGTTTTTTCTTGGATGGTGTAGCGGATTGCAAGCATCGCCTGTTTTAATTCTGGATCGTTGGGCAAGGCCCCGGACTTGAGCCAAGCCCTAACGGCCCCATACATGGCCGCTCGTTTGTTAGCGTAGCGCTCGCCGGAAGTGTCGACGTTGACGCCGGTGATGTCATCCTTTCCGCCGAACTGAACCTCGTGAACGGCCAGCCGTATATTACGACACTGATCAACGACGCCGCCACCAACACCGCCGCCATCAATAAAAATACCATCAGGACGCCAACGCTGCCAAGCCTCGAAAATCTTGTTGGTGAGTTCGGTGGTTGAGAGGCCATTGAAGGATTGCCGTTCTATTGATCGGGCGTCTCGGCCTTTGCGGGGGAAAATGACGGAGTTGTTTCCACCGTAACGGGCAACGTCAACTCCAATAGCAAGCGGTGTAGATCGGTCTGTGTAAGGGAGTTCACGGGACATCGCTTCGCTGATGTCGCTCGCAGAGAAAAACTCTTGGAGTCCGCGCCGAGGGAACTGTCCAAGAACACGAACTCTAACGAAGTCAGAGTCAGCGCCATAGGTTTTTATCCATCGTTCGAATCGGGATTTGTTGGTGATCTTGACGGTACGTGAATCGATCTGTCGGGAATGCCACGACTCCGCATGGCTTCCGCCTTCAAAGCACTCACGAAATCGGCCCACGTTTCGGGTGGGATTGCCGAAGACGAGCCATAGGATTTGCGTGTCTGTGTCAGTGAGCGCCCCTTCGGCAGTCTCCCAGATGATGTCATCGATTTCTGACGCCTCGTCGAAGAGGAGGATTATGCGTTTGCCTTGGTTGTGAAGTCCGGCGAACGCGGCGGGGTGGTTTTTGGACCATGGCACCATGTCGATGCGCCATGTGAATTTGCGGTTGGGGTCGCGGCTGAATAACGCCGTTGCTTCGAGGTTGAAGGAGTCTTGGGCGAACCAGCAGAGGTTGAACCATTTGCCGAGTTCAGACCAGGTTTTGGTTTTAAGCTGGACTTCGGTGTTGGCGGTGATGGTACCGCGGCAATCGGGGAAAGTGCAAAAGGCCCACATGATGAGCCATGAGACGGTGGCGGATTTGCCGATACCGTGGCCGGAAGCGGTGGCTTCTTGGATTGCGGCATTGGGAGTGAGGAGGCCGGTACGGATGCGCTCCATGAGTTCGCGGGACCAGTCATCGGGGCCGTGGTAGTTTTCGAGGACCGTGCCGGGCACGCCCCATGGGTAGGCGCCAAGGGTGAAGGCGAGGGGATCGTCGCGGACTTCGGCGAGCCATGCGATGACTTTCTCATCCATGGTGGCGGTCCGGTCGACCCCCGGCCATCAAGTCGACGAAGCCCAATAACGTCGACGAGGCCGGGGGTCTCACCAGCGCGGGGGAGACCGCTGCTGGATTCATGGCACACCTACCGCGGTCATGTAGGCGCGGAGGCGGGTGTAGAGAGCAGTTTGAAGGGTTGCGCCAAGTGGACCGCCGAAGCTCGCCTCACTAAGGGTTTTGGTGGTACTTAAATCCGTTTGACGACCTCCGATGAATAGATCAATGTTGTCTACGGCGTTAGATGCCGCAGCGTTACCTGTGCCTAAGCTAGAGCCGTTAAAATATAAATTGGTGTTGGTTTGCCCTGTTCGGTCGCAGCTATAAAACCCGTTCGTCGTTGGGGACGCGACGGAATTATCAGCGGCGGAATTGTTAATATCACAATAAAACACGGAGGATAAATTAGCAAGAAGATAGGTAAAACTGGTGCCAGATGAAGACGTTCCCACCTGTATATTATTTGGCGCATCGTATGCCCAAACAGACATGCTGCCAACAAACCCACCCCCCGAGCCGGGGTTAAAATGACCGCTAGCTGTGGATGGGTTGAACCCTGTGTCTATTGGCGGGGATGGAAAGGCTGAGTAACCTTGATAGGATGTGAACGTCGCGGTTGTTGTTCCCAACCCGTAGCTCGTCCCGCATAGGTTTAGTTTGGCGTCGGTTGCGTTTTGCTGCGCGGTGATATAGAGCCCGTCGAAGAATGCGCCGCAACCAGTCGCCCCAGAGAGATCGCCAGTAATGACGCCGTCGGTGACGAGGCCACAGATTAGGGTGGTGATGTTGGTTGCGTTGCCGCCTTCGTTACCACCGGTTGTGCGGGCGAGATAATTGGTGGCAGCGGTACATCCGGCTGGGGCGCCGCCTCCACTGGAGACAGGGCTGCTGGAGCCGAGCAATAGCATTTGGGCCGGGGCCGGGGTGACACCGAGGAGGAAGAGGAATATGAAGAGGTAACGTATCACGGAACGGGATGCCAGATTACGGTAATGTCACCAGCTGCGACGGCTGTGACGATGGTGAGGCCGGTAGCGAGGTAGGCGTTGTAGGAATAGCAACCGCCGGAGGAAGTGCCGAGAGTGATGGTGCCGACTTTGGTCCCGGAGGCAGCGGTGTTGTTGTAGATGGTGATGGTTTCGGTTGACGCGGTGGTATTGATACAGATCGCGCCGAGGACGCTGGGCCCGGAGACGACCGTGGTCGTTGCGTCGGTGGTGATGTTGGTGAAGTTGTATGCCGCCGCGATCCAAGTGTTCGGGGCGATTTGGCATAAGCCTGGAACGGCAAGCCCTAGCGATAGGGCAACGACTAGGGCGAGGCGTTTCATTCTGCGGCAACCTTCTTGGTACGGGCAATGGCGGCTTCGAGCTTGGCGGCGAAGTCGACGTTGAGGTTTAGGTTGGTTTGCTTTTTGGTTAGGCCAACGCGGTCGTGGGCATCAGCGCGGAGGGCGATGAGCTTCTCGAGGGGGATTGGTGTGTCCTCGTCGTCGAGGATGTCGGTGATTCGGCGATTGGCTTTGACTGCGTGGTCTTCCATGACCTCTCGCTCACGGGCGATGAAGTCGGAGGCTTCGTTGAATTCTAGCGCGCGATAGTGGGCGAGGGTTTCGTTGAAGGCTGGGTCGTGGCGAAGGAGGCCGATCATGGCGAGGGAATAGCCGCACATGCGGGCGACTTCATAGTCTTTGTAAACACCCGAGGCCATGAGTCGGGCGACGCGATGATGGCTATCACGCATTTTCTGGATGGGTTGCTGGACAGCGCGCTCCCGTAGATGTGACAAATCCGCCTCGGTCAACGGGCGGACTGAGAGAATGGTAGCGGTGCCGGGCTTGCGATGGGCTAGGCTAGCGGGCGACATTTGAACATCCGCGGTTGTGGCGGTGGTTGGGGAAGGGTGGTTAGGATGTCGTTCACGATTTCGGCGATGGTGATTTGGTTATGTTGGATGTTGTGGCGGGGGGAATAGAGTTTGATGAGGGCGGTCTCGAGTTCGTCGAGGCGGGACGGGCGGCAGGCGACGAACTCGAGGCCATCGAACTCAATTCCCTCGGCGGGATCGGTGACATGCGGGCGATCGCGGTAACGTTGCCGGTAGTGATGGGCGTAGATTCGATTGAGCAGGCATTTGGATTTGCCGACGTAGACAACCTCGCCCGCAAGGTATAGGAGATAAACCCCTGCACCAAGCAAGGCCGAACCATTCACCGCCTTCGCCACTTCGCCCATTGTCCCCCAACCTTCCTACCCTTCGGGTTAAAAGTCAAGAACTATTTCACAGCTCAATATGTTCCCTAATACACCATTCTCAAATTTATAATTTTTGCTGGTAGACCCATACACCAATCTTAAAATCTCAATTTTTGCCCCCATACCCTCTGCCGCGCGCGAGAAGGCAAAATTTTGGCCCCCGGGGTGGCGATCGGCCATCCCAGGGGCGGTGGCGGAGCGGGCCGGCTAGGCGTTGGATTTGAGGAACTGGTCGAAGGTCATGGTGCGCGTGGATGGGGCAGAGGCGTTAGCCCATGCGACTAGGACGCTATCGGTGTTGACGGAGACATCACGACCAAGGGTGACGATCAGACGCTTGCCAGTAGGGGCGACGACCTTATCGTCAAGGGCAGATTGGAGAGCAGCCTTGGCGCTGCGGGCGACTAGCTCGGCCTCGACGGCTGTGATGGCAAGGGATTGGATGTCCTTTGGCATGTCGGCGAATGGCATCTTCGCCCATGTAAGCTTGGCGCGGTCGGCGCGTAGGATGGCGTTAGCTTGGGTTTCAGCGGATTTAAAGTTGATGGTCATGGGTTTGGTCCTTGGTGGCGTGATTACCACGATGACGACACTAGGCCAGTCGATTGCATTTGTCTCGCATTAAATTTAGATAACGCGCATCTAATTCTTCGCTAGCCATTCGTGCCATATCCTTGCGATATCCAAGAGATATCCTCACGATATCCTTGCGATTAAGCGATTAACAAAAACCTTCATGCCTATCCCCTGCTAGTGTACCTACTCCCCCTGTACACGTGTCTAAATGAAATAAAAAAAAAAAAAAAAAAAAATAAATATATAGGTATAGGGGTATGGGAGGGGGAGTGAGTACATCCCACCGTGAGAGTACCATAGATTTTGAATAATCGCTTAATCGCAAGGGAATAGCAAGG